CTGTAACTTAATCCATATATGAGACACGGTAATGACTCTATTTTGTCAGAAGTTAAGGTCATTGTCAGTTCAAACTATTACATAAAATGAGCATATAGTTATTTTAGTAGCGAAAAGCCATTGACTCAGCGCGCAGCAACCGTATAATTCAACGCCATCAGCCAGATAGGCTGCCCGCATTATCAATGCGCCCTTAGCTCAGTTGGATAGAGCAACGGCCTTCTAAGCCGTAGGTCACAGGTTCGAATCCTGTAGGGCGTACCATTAATTTTCAATCACTTACCATCATTTAAAATTCTCCACTTTTGCTAACTGGGACGTATTTGGGACGCAAGTACCGAAAATCGTGTCTATTTGCTTCGCATGTTCAGTTAAATGATTAGGTGCTAAGTGTGCATATCTTCTCACCATATCAACTGATTCCCAGCCGCCCATTTCTTGTAGAACCGAAAGCGGCACACCAGACTGAATTAACCAACTCGCCCATGTATGCCGCAGATCATGAAAGCGGAAGTTTTCTATTCCTGCTCTTTTGAGTGCGGCTCTCCACGCTGTGTTAGAATCAACTCGCATTTTTCTAACGCTTGGCGTTAATGTTCCGTCTGGCCTCTTTTTGGATTCGGTATGAACAAATACCCATTTATGGTGATTTCCTATTTGTTCCTTAAGAACCTGACAAGAGGTATCATTCAATGCCACACCAATAGCTTGGCCTGATTTGCTTTCTTCTGGATTTATCCACGCTACTTTTCTTTGCATATCAATCTGATTCCACTCTAAATTGATTATGTTGGAGCGTCGAAGTCCAGTAGCCAATGCAAATATAACTACGGATTTCAGTGGCTCAGGGCACTCACGGATCAGCCTTTGTGCTTCGTGGTGCTCTAGCCACCGAACCCGTTTTTCTCTCACTGTTGGCACTTTAATAACAGGTGATTTTTCCAGCCATTTCCACTCGCGCTCAGCCGTTCGTAGTAATGACTTCATAATTGCCAAATGCTTTGCTTTTGTGGCTGTGGTTACTTGGGCTTCTGAATAAGCAGGGATTTCCTTTCCCTTACGCTTAGCGGCTTCAGCTTGCCTTTCCCACCGCTCTCTAACCTTCCTATTTCTCATCTTGCTTACAGCTGCATAAATTTTTGCCTCTGTAATATCTTTCAGCTTCACACCTTCGAAGTGATCTAACCAAAAGGAAAGCCGACCTTTATCATCATCCAGTGATTTTTTATCAGCTTTCTCCTCTATCCAACGAACAATCGCCTCCTCAAATGTGACATCAGGGAAGTCACCAAGCTTTTCTATGCGCCACAGTTCAGACTTTCGTTTGTCGTGTAACTCCTGTGCTTGCTTCTTGTTCGCTGTGCCAAGAGACTCCTTGATACGCTTGCCGCTTGGCGTCGTGTAGTCCCCGTACCAGATTTTTCCTCTTTGGAATATTGACATGGTTTCCTTTCTCCTGTCTCACCAGTGTTCACTGGTATAGTGTGAATTGATTTATTGGCTGCTGCAACACATGCCGCTCTAGTGAATAAGTAAGGGGAGTTATTCTTTAGCGGGTTTTTCTTTGTGAATGCGATCATTCCTTGCTTGCACCACTGTGATAGTGTGTTTTCAGTTATACCAATTATTTCTGCTGCTTCTTTTCTAGATATGGTTATTCCTGTCACTATTAATCTCCTTATCGATATTATTCACATACCAAATAAGCCAAAGTTTAGGCGTTAAATTTTTATGTTTATCTGTGAGTGTTAATTTAAATTTAGGCAGGTATTGATTAAGAATTAAAGTGCTTTGTTTATCGCTGAGTTTCTTGAGTTGTTTTAACTTATTGCGCATTCGCGGGCTATCTTCCTGCGCCCATTTTCTAGTATTACATCATCCATTTTTTCGTTTATATTGCTCATGATCATCTCCGCAATCTTTGCTGCAATATGCGCTATTAGTTGCTGCTGGTAATTCTTCGCACCAGACGCACATTCCATTTATCGATTTAATTATTGGAGGTCGATTTAACATTGCATTTTTTATATTTAATTCATTAAGTTCATTTGCTGAGTCGATAATATCCATAATTCACCTATGCTATTTTCCATTCATTTAATATTTGATTGCCGATATTTATTAATTCATCTCTATCAACAGTGTTAATTATCTTTCTAGGGTTAATATATGGCCGCCATATTAAAAGCATCGAGCCTTTATTGTTACCATTTTTAGCTTTATCAGTTTCTGCTTTAATAAAGCTAATTCTTCCTCCTGTAATTAATCTCACTTCATCAACTGTTTCTAATGCAGAATTAAACCAACCTACGGATGTATCATTAGGAATTAACATAACTACAGGCTGTAATTGCTTTTTGCATTGTTCAGCGGCTTTATTAATCCAAGGCTGAATTTCGCTGTACGGGGGATTCACCCAAATAGCGCCGTAACTTTCCCAATCACAATTTAGCGAGTCGTCTTTTTCGGTGAGGTAATGAGTGCAAAGGTGGTTATTTTTATCGGCGGCGGCATCTAAATAGAAACCGAATTCAGCGTCCAATGCTGTAAATAAAGGTAGGGGAGTCTGCCATCTATCACGCAATTCCTTTGGTGTGTGGCTACCTCCGTAGTCAGCCTTCATCATCATCCTCTAAGATTTCATTAATTGTATCCCTAATATCAATTAGGTCTTGTTTTGTCACATCTATATTCCAAGATGGAGCATTTAAAACAAAGCAATCCTTTGTTGTAGGTTCAATTTCAATGCAATCTCTATAGTTTTCTAATCCAGCATAATATTTATCTTTCATGAATAACCTCGCATTCGAGACCTATATAAAAAGAAAATGGAGAATCAAAAACCTTTTCGTCATCACATACGCATCCAATATTAATCATCTCCTCACCTGATATGTAAGCTAAACCATCACTTATTCCCCCATCTATTCTCATGCAATTAGCAGTGATCCGAAATTTTCTAGTAAAAGCAAATCCTTTATAACCTCTGTATCCGCCATCATTTAATAATCTAACTTTCATATCTCACCTTCCAATTCATCAATGGCATTCATTACATCTGACCCTCTAATTACTTTAAATGCCTCACAAGCCATATCAAAAACTAACCGCTCTTGTGGATGAGCCGATTCCCAATATTTAAAATCCTTCCTATGCGTATAGCCCATCATTGAATAAAAGGTACATGCTAATTCCATTGCGGCATTAATCAGCTCTCTATCTGTCATTATTTTCATTCCATATTTCTCCGCACTTAATTTCAACATCCCGCACCATCATTATCTGCATAGCACGGCTCTCGCATTCTTGCTGTGTGTATATTTGCTCAGATACAGGCGTAACATATCCCTGCCAAATTAATAACAGTGCAAATAGTTTCATTATTATTTAATCCAATCGATATAATGGAATGTTATGATAACTAGTTTTTAATGGATGCAGTGTAGTGAATTTTACGTCTATATTTCTAAGTTCTTTTTCAGGAGCAAAACCAGTTGGGTATTGATTAATGATTCTGTTTAGCTCATCACATAATGCAATAATTACCTTCTTTTCTGGCTCTTTATTATCTGCAATCATACCTTTGGTATAATCGATTAATACTTGAAGTTCATTTTTATTCATTTTTTACTTTCACTCCGTTACTGATTAATATATTTCGAAATAACTCAATCATACTTTTATATACTTCGCTGCCATATTTTGAATCTGGCAATTCAATCTCCAAGTTCTCGCGTGATGCTTGCCATGCAGATAACTGGCGTTGGTACATTCTTGTTATCGAAATCATACCAAGCCCATTATTCTTCATTTTTTCTTTTTGTGGTGTAAACCACTCTTCAAATTGCTGCCTTGATTTATCCATCACTCCCAATCCTCTTTAATTAATTGCTTGCCTTTATCGGTTAATTCAAGAGTTCGGCCAGTATCAATTCCGTATCCTAAATTATCTAAAAACTCGCAAGCATCTTCTCCAGCCGACATAAATAAATGGTCGTTATTTGCGTATTGCCGGAAAACTAAAATTAGATGTTTAATTGCTTGGTCGCGTTCTTTTTGTAATTCAATTAAAGCAGATTTATATCCAGCCTCAAACGCCATGCGTCTAACGCCAACTAAGTGACTATCAGGCGGTGCTACTGACGGGCTATAACCGTGTGATTTCTTAAACCAGACTTCAAATTCTTCATTTAATTTATCCATCACTCCACCTTTTTAAATTCGATAACCCATACCCATTCGTTATTCATCCAACTATCAATTCCGTATATTCCAATCCATACAGCATAGAAGTCAGATATATATGAATTTAATTTCCCATCGAACCCTTCGGCTTTAGCATCGCTTTCACTGATATCATTTACTTGCTGAATCCAAATATCAGTAATCTCAATTTTCCCTTTGATATTACCGTCCTTGTCTGCAACGTTGATGATGTCGCCAATTTCACCATATGGGCAATCAACATCAACAAACCCATGCCGCCATGCAGAACATACTTGCTCTGATAGTGTGTAACCTTCCTGCCATGCACCTAACTTGCGTAACTCTTCCTCGGTTACTTTTGGTTGTGGCTCAATAGGTCGGCGTGTCTGCGTTTTTCTGCCATCCATGACAGCCGCTAACATTGCGTCGTTAAAATTGATTCTGTCTTTCATCACTCCACCTTTTTAGCTGAAAACACTGGCTCAAACTCACGCTCAACCTCAAATATCCCTAGGTATTCATCGTCAATCCAGAGCATGAATAAACATGGAAATCTGCTCTCCCATCCATCACAGTCATGGTGATAGTATCCAGCGCATTCTTCAATGCATGAATCTAGGTCATCATCAGCACTGAAGTTATGGTCGTCTGGTAATTCATAGCGTAGGTTGTTGGTAATTTCTGATGGGTCTTCATTTTTACTGTCAGCTATGTAAAACTGAACTATTGCCATTATTCATTCCTCTTCATTGCATCCCTGCGAGTTGATTTATTCCTTATCCCAATCTGGATATAGCTTTACCAGTTCACGAATTAATGGTCTGGCATATTGGTTTGGGATGTTTATATAATCAAAGTTGGGGTTTCCTGTGTTTTCTCCTATTTCTAGAACGTTACTAAATCTTCCTATTCTTATTTCTTTTGCTTCGCCTTCAAATTCGATATCAATATAGCTATTTAATTTCATATCTAACTCCTGTTATGGTTATCCAGCCGTTGGCTCAACTGGTGCAGGGAATAGTAAGTGATGATGAAAGTTTGCATCTAGCTTTTCAGCCGCCATGCAAAAGTCATCGTTATTGCATGCAGTATTCATTAACTCAGTAATGGCAGGTTCTTTTCTTCTGTCATAAAGTTGCACATCTGTATCGCCAATCGTATAAAAACCGAGGCGTTCAGACGGGCATTCATCCAACACCTTTTGAACTTTTTCAATCCATGCCAGTTCTTTTTTGGTTAACTTTGCCATGTATCTATCTCCTGTTTGCATCCTTGCAAATATATCCTTTGGTTAAATCACATAAATAGCGTGGCGTGGGTAGGGGTGTCCGATAGGAGCAAAGGGAATGTCATCGTCAAAGTCCATCGGTGGCTCATTCTGCGGCGTTTGTTGCCTTTGCTGTGACTGCTGAGATTGTCGCGCTGGTTGTTGGCTTCCTGCCTGATTGTTGCTTTCTTTCCTATTGCCTATAATTTGGATTTCTTTGGCTTTAAAAACAGTAGAGCTACGCTTTTGCCCTGTTTGCTTATCTTCCCACTCCTTAACTTCAACTTTGGCAGTGATACGCACTTGAGTTCCTTTCTGTGCGTTTCTATCCATGTATTCCGCTGAACCCCCCCAAGCTTCACAGCGAACCCAAGTGGTTTTATCAATCCATTGCCCGTTGTCGTCTTTTCGCGATTCACCAATAGCTACGGAAAACTGCATTATTGCTGAGCCATTAGGAATGTAGCGCAACTCCAAATTTCCGATCCTGCCAGTAAAGTTACATTGGTTCATGTCAGCCATTTAATATTATCTCCTGAGTTGTTTTAATTAATTCTAAAAACTGATTTCTACGTTCCTGTAGTTGTGAAATTTCATCCTGAAAATCATCCTTGTTCAGTCTATGAATTATTAATTGCTTACCCTCTGGAAAATCAGCGCAGTAGCTAACGAAGTCTACCCAATCCATTTGAGTGCAATCTAAGTGGCTAATTAGCTGCCATTTATAAGATGGGTCAAAGCTATTTCTGGTTAGAGTGGCATAATGAACAGAAGCGATTACTGACTTAATCTCAATAATGCCTTTTGAATTTTCGACGATGCCGTCAGGGCTATCGCCATAATCACCGCAGTCAAAGAACCCTCCGTTTAAAACATATGAAAATGTAGTATCTTCATACAGCATCCTTGCTATTGGTTCTTGTTCGTGACCGCGTTCCATATGTTTATTTGAGTAGTTATATTCAGCTTTAGCGCCAGTTATCCTTTCCAGCGCGATTTGCAGTGCATATTTTTTGGCAGGATCACCAAACGCCTTGCCATAATTAGCCATGAACAACGGGGCATTTGAAGATGTTACTTTTCCTACCCGTAACGACTCCCAATCATCAGAGTTTTGCTCAACATCATGAAATATTGGCTTCATCATTACACTCCGAAATTAGTTTTTGCTCGTTTTCGGGTGATATACTTAAACGGGCAGTAACAGCATTCAGATTTCCATCTCTTTTGTATGCTTCTTTTGCATTATTCCAAACCTTTTCCATGTTCGGAGTTAATTCCTGAACTAAGGCTCTAGGTGCGTTAGGGGATATCCTTAACCCCTCCATAACTTCACGACCAAACTTCACGTTGGTATCAACATAAACAGTAACGCGCTGATTACACCAATCTTCAATGAATGGCGAACCAGTCAGGCGACGAAGCATTTTTGAGTTTGTGGCATTAAGTATCATTGGCTTTAATGCTTCGCCCGGTCTAAGTTCTTTCTCTGCAAAATAAGCGGTATTAAATAAATCTTTTGTTTTTTTAGTTTTATCACCTTCTAAAACAACACGAGCTATCGTTAAGTCAACCCTATCAACGATGTCAGCACTGCTTAAATAAGGGGAATCAAATGCTTTTCTATAATGGGTTTTTTGAGCTTCCATTATTGCCTCCGTATTTCATTTCTTATGTTTTTCGCAGCGTTAAAGGCTCCATCCCAAATACCTGCAAGTTGAGATTCAGTTAGTGACTGAATTATTGTTGGTGACGCATTCGTTACTGAATCCCATATAACCTGAGCCATTTCATTAGTTAGCTCATCATCCTGATTTGCTAGATGCTCACGGTCTGGAATATTGACGAAATTTTCATACTCTGAAATTCTCATGCTGCCTCCTTGGCCATCTTCGCAGTTTCCGTTTGCACCATATCCAATAACTCAGCTAGCGATCCATGCTTAGCCGCATGACTAATGACTTCTTCAAATGGGCTTTCCATAGCCAAAAATAGCGCGTCCGTGTCGCCGGTTACTGCTATTACATCGCGTGATTCGATGCTTATTTCACCGTCCTTGGTGTAGGCACCTCCATGTTTAATTGTTACGGACATAAATGGCTCCTAATTCAAAAAAGACGGGAGTAAGATAAAAGTCATAACCACTATCGTTGCAAAGTAGAGCTTCCAACTTGGCTCATCTTTTTTTGTTTGACGCTTGCTTGCTATAGGGGCTCGAGTGGCTTGCGGTTTGCTTGGCTTAACCATGAATCCATCTCGCATTGCACGGTTATATTTCTGATTTGTATGCATGATTAATCCTCACGTATCTTTCGATAGCGATAGTTATTTGGGGTCTGGTGTTGGTGCGGTGGGTTACTGCTGTGGTATTTCTTTGATATCTAATTCCGTGATATCTACCTTACTAATTAACACGCCAAATAAGTACATGTGTTCTGCACAATCTCCTTCGTCCTCTGCTTCAATATCTTTTTCCCAAGGAATGCCATTCCATTTGCAAGTCACTTTGAACATTGCCATTTCCTATGTTCCTTATGTGCGTATTCCTCACTATTAATAGCGATATGAATGATTGAGTGGTGGGTTACTGCTGACCGGGGGCTCTTGCGAACTTGATTATTGCTTTGACTCTTTTATCAAAATAACTATATTCCTGCATTTCACGCAATCTAGAGCCGTCACCTAGAAAGTGATATCCATATAAATGTCGAGCCTCAGAAAGCGACTCAGCCATTACCTCATGAAGGTGACCTCTTATAATTAATGATTCACATCCACATCTAGCGCCGTGAGCGAGCATTTTAGCTCCTTCCTTCGTGTGAAAATCAATTGCCTTTGTGATTATCTCTATTGCCTTGCTATTATCCATATCACCCCCTAAAGTTTAGCGACAACTTCATCATAATTAACTTCAAAGTCTTTGCAGGTTTCTTTCAAATCGTTAAAGTTAATTGCGTGATTTAAGGCGCTAACTTCATCCTGAGTTAACTGCCCGTCATGGCAATCACCAAATCCAACCGATAACAATTTACCGCCTAGTATCTCCGTGCCAGCATTTACAGACGGCTCCTTGCCATCTTCATACTCAACTACGAATGTCATTTTTCCCATGTCAAACTCCCTCCGTTATTCTTCGGTTTCATCTGGCTTAATTGCAGTTTCGATACTGACCGGACCATACAAGACACCAACCAATCTAGAGCTTAATTCCCAATAATCAGGAACGCTGTCATTGAAATATTCAGGTGTAATTAAGTGCTTTCCATCGTCACTCAACCAAGCAAAATCAATATCGTTTGTATTTCGATACCAGAGATATGTCTTTCCATGCTCCATATCTTCAAAATCAACTGTTGGAATGCGCTCCATACTCCCTCCGTTATTAACTCGCGCAGTAAATAAACCCATCTTTACACATTGATTTCATTGTTATTTTTCCATCCTTGCACATCCTGCGGGTTATTTTCCTTAACTTGCTATGGCTGTATGAGTACTTGCTAACAAACATTGACCCACGCTGTTTTATATAATCATTGACCTGACTTTCTTTTTTTATTTTGTATAAATACACAAGCCCTCCGTTATTAACTAAACACGATGCTACTTGCTGTTTGATAGGTCGTAAAATACGCCGTAGGTTATCTCTTCAAAGCAATCTGGAACGCTTGGTTGCTTATCCATACCTCTCTCATGGTTTGGTATGGCGCAAATAAGAAAGCTTTTATCGATTTGTGGATATCCGACAATCGTTTCTAACATTCTCATTCCAGCTCCGCTTCCGTGTTGGCTAATAGAGCAGCATTGAATATCGAACTTGTTGATGATGTAATCTTTAAAACAGGGTAAATCTTTGAGTTTCTTATTTAGTTCATCTTTCGCTGCGTCCAATGCAGCGTTAAACTCTTTACCTTTCTTCGAGTTAGCTTTAGCTCGAATAACCATCAATTCACTAGTCCGTTGAAGCTCTTTAACTGCAAAATCGAATTCTTTATCTACTGCAAAAGCAAATGCTCGAATTGTCGTGCCATTTTCACCCCATGAATTACTAAAGCTAACGCCTTTAGCTCCAACGCTTTCAATGGCTTCGTTGAGGAGTTTCTGCCGCTTAGCTTGGATTTCATCAGCTGCCTTTTTGATTTGCTCGGTAGCTTCTTTGCTAATTTTATAAAATCGATAATCCCTTGGTTCCATCTCTATCTCCTATCTATTAACTAAATACGATGCTAGTTATAGTGGATACCTAGCTTTTTCATTTCTTTATTTAAATCTTTAATTTGGTTTTCAGGTAAGCTAGCTATCATATGAAGAACACAAGCAACTGTATCGCCGTCCATCTCAACTACTTTGTTATCAGTCCAGTATTTCACCTTCGCCTTCCATTCCTTTTTTGCTCTCGCCATCTCTATCTCCTATCTATTAATCAACTCACCACAGCCCACAGAATGGACTCTGATTAGTTGCTCGTCTTTCCGAGCTGTCATCACTCCACTGTTACACCTGTATTTCTCGCACATTCAACCTGACGTCTCAGTAATGTGGATTGCCCGTGTTTTACGGTCACCAGTTAAGGGAGGAGTGAACCACCCATCAACACGTTAAGTTACCTCACCACAGCCCATCTTGATGGGCTGTAATTAGTTAACTGTGCCTGCTTTTAACCACGTCAGGCGAGGTGGTTCCTTACATTCCCCAACGCAAGAAATCTGTGTATAATTCAATCATCCCAATGCGAAGAAAGGATTTAATTATGAGCAATAACAAAGTGAAGAATGGCAAAGGGTTAGTTAATGACCACATGCCATCTAGATTAATAAAAACTCCACCTCCGCCGCCGCCTTCAAAAACAGGCGGTGATGGCAAAAAATAGGAATAACGAATGAGCCGAGAAGATATAATCACTAGAATTTTATACTCGCACTACTTAGAAAAACTGTATTCAACAGCCGTGGGGCGTGTAGATAAAATAATATCGCTCCTGATAATTATTTTCGGCTCATCGATAATTTTTAATGGAAGTCCATTTGTTTTTGGGGTTCTTATTGTCGCGCTAACTGGATTGCAGACGGTTTTTCAATTTGGTAAGAAAGAGGGGGTGTCAAGGAAGAGAGCATTTGACTATCAGCGATTACTTACCAATGAAATAAAATATACAGATGAAGATCTCTCTTATCACCTACTAGAACTTGAATCATCAGATGATAACATCTGGACTTCATTAGAAGAAATTGCAGCAATTAAGACAGAAATTAAGCAAGGGGCTGTGGATTATTCATCACTAGATAAACTCCCTGTGAAACTTAAACTTCTTCGATTACTCTGCGGTTAACTCACCATAGCCCATCCGTGGGCTTTAAACTTTTAGTTAATCGCTGCCCATTCTCTAGAATATCTGCGATTAAGTAGCGCCATATCTACTGCCATTTTTCGAGTTACATCGCAACGACGGTTAACTTTTGCCATCGCCATATATTTACGCTGCGTTTCTTTATACTCTTGTGCGTGTAATTGAGCTGTTGTCATATCTATCCCCGTGCCGTGACTGTAATTAGTTAACTTTTAATAATTGCTATTACTTGATAGTCTTGCTTTTTGCCCACTCACGAATTTCCTTTGCATCAAACATGACTTTGCCGCCGAAGAAAATTACAGCTTTAGGTAGCTCGTCTCGCTTTCGCATCCTTCTTACTGAAACATCTGATAAACCTAAGAAGTCTGCTGTATCTTTTAAATTCGCATAACCTTCAACTGGATATGGTTTATTTTTTTCTTCCTTACGTCTGCGCTGTCTATCTTGATATGCCTTCTTTACGCATTCTTTGCAGTGATCTGCCAATCCATCATGATTTGACTTATTTTTATGAAACAGACCAACTTCCTTTATCTTGTCGCATTTGCTGCAATATTTTACTTTTTCCATATCACCCTCGTGCCGTAACACTTCCATCACTCATAATCGGCTTGCGTAGCCGTGGTTGCTTGCGTTTATCGCATTTCTGCGAGCGTTTCTAATCTTCATCAGTTCATGGTCAGTAGCGTCTTTATGATGCTGTCTGATATGCATGGCTGGCGTTCTTGTGTCGAAATCTTTATGACATACCGGACAGTTGATGATGAATTTCACGTTATGCCCTCGCTGTGACTTCTCCAGACTCTAATAATGTTCCTGACTTACGATATTTAGCTGAGTAAATACTAGAATTTGGCAAGCAGGTATTATCTGCTGTGTCATAAACTTTAGTGCTGCGAACTGAAATTGCTTTTTCAACTCGGCTAATTGGTTTGCGTGTTAGTGATAAGGCAGGGCGTTTTATTTCTTCTACTGATTCGCCATGTATTGCAGTTTTTAATCTTTCAGTTAATGCGTGCGCTTCCTGCAATGCTTTTCTGCGTTCCATTCTGCGTGATCTGGCGTTGTTATAACCGTGAAAGTTACACATGATTTTCTCCTTACAGTTTGCTTTGGTGATTGGTGGTAGCGCACTCATCTACCATTCACGCTTAGCGGAGCGATGACCAATCCCAAAACATACTGTCTTTGGTTTGCGCTTTTACAGCGCTATCTGCTTAAAGAGCTAACATCCTGTTTATCTATGGCTCCTTGCCTTCGATGAGTAGTATATTCACAAATTGTGATTTTAATGTCAACCACAAAATGTGTTTATTTGATTGTTATTGAATTAACGTGATGATTTGAAATGGAAAATATTTTATTTATAGACACGGTTTGTGTCAGAGATCACACTGGCGGGGAATTGCGGGCACAAAAAAGCCCTCGCGGGGAGGGCTGATTGGGGTAAAATCAATGCTTATTGGGTAATTCTGGTTTTCTAACAGCAATAAGGACTTGCTCTGCTAATTTGGCTGGAATAGCTTTGGACTTAACCTTGTTACTGAGGTAAGTAGCCAAGTGATCATTTACATAGGTTGTATTTAACCAATCGTGGAATATACCCAATGCCGAACTGGGATAAATGTATGCCTCTTTCTGCGTACCTTTGCTTTGAGGAAAATTCGCTGGATAGTTATGTGGATATAGTATTCTATCGCCATGGCTATCTGATAATTTATTACTCTTCCAGTATGCAGCCCAGCGCTGACCCACGCTAATATCTGGAATAGAGAATGGGTCTAACTTAAATTCGTTGTTAATTAACCTAACAGTCAAATCTGCCATAGCTCTAAATACAGAGAAAAACCCAATGGGTATATCATCATTTGACATGATTCTCTGTTTAAAAACATCCCATGAGCTATTTATTACTTCTTGGTTCGGTTTATAGCCTGACCGCTCATAGATCATTCTACGAAGAGTATACTCAGCTAGTGTAGCGAAGTTATCTTGCGCTATTTTATTATCAAAATTAGCAGCATCAAATGCATAATATCTCAATATTGCCATGCACACATAGTCAGGATATGCGTGAGTTTCAGTACCTTGCTTATTTGTTGTTCGTGTAAATAGTTTATCTAAGTTTGCATGTCCATTTCTAGTAAGGTAAGTATTGATTTTCGTGCCACGAGGTTTACTTTTTTCAGTGAGCCAATTTGTTGTAAATACTCGTAATGGCGCTTCATCAATGCCACATAATTTAGCTAAGCCATACAGAGAAAGATACGGTGTTCCATCACTTAACACACCCATAGTGATACCGTCTACCTCCACCTCAACGACAGGTCTTAAGTCTAAATTATCCTGCGATCCGCTTGTTGGATATTGTGACATAACTATATGTTTTCCTTGTTTATTAAATAGCGATCTAACTCTTGATATATCAACCACACCCTAAAACGCGTCGTCAACCAAAGAAGATACCGATATCATCATCTTCAACTATTTTAATTGCGTCTGAGAACGTCGGTATGAGGTCGTTAAACATGCCTTCCCATTCATCGTTACGGTTCTTCGCAAATAGCTTCCAGCCTTTCTGAGTACGATTAAACGTTATCTTAGCTATAGATGACTCGATAGTACGCCCCATAACGTTACGAACTTCGTTGATGATGACTGATTGGTCTTGTATTTCGTACATCAAATCGATTTCATCACGGATGAATGGAGCAGGGCGGCGCTTTTCCATGAAGAAATTCATGCAGCGTTTAATTTGAGCGACTTCAATATCGTTGAGTGCCATGCATTCTCCTAAAACGTGTCGTCAGGCCACTGAGACTTAACCACTTTGCCTATAATCTGGCAGTTGCCATTAATCGGTATCATTTCGAACCGTGGGTTTAATGGCTCAAGGTATTCTGTTTCACCTTCTCGAATTAGACGCTTAAATGTGAACTCATCGTTCATCAGGCGAGCTATACAGAAGTCACCAAAGCTAACCTCTTGCTCAGGGTCAACAAGTATCAGCATCCCTTCAGGGAAGCTAGGACGCCCACCTTGTGGGGCTGTCATCGAGTGACCTTCAACTTCTAACCAGAATGCACTATCGCTTGCCTTCTTGGCTGTTGGTATCCATGCGATGGCATCGCTTCTAGTGTATGCGTTGCTATTTTCAGTAAAAGCCCCTGCTTGCACCTTGGAAAATAGAGGGTACTCATAGTTGCTAACAACCTGATCACTTCTATCACCAAACATCAATTCCGCAGGTGAAACACCTAAAGCTTCGCTGATAACTAAAGCATCATCAGCACTTATCTTTCTTTCCCCAAGTTCATAATTTCCAATTCTAGAGGCTGCGGAATATCCGCACAGCTTTGCAAGTTGCGCTTGACTTAACCCTCTAGATTCACGAATAGACTTCAGTCTCTCGCCAATTATTTCATTTATTTTTTTCATGGTTATCTTTTAACACAAAACGTGATGTAAGTATTTAAACGATTCGTGATTGACAGTTAATCACATATTGTGTGTAATAGGGGTTGTAGACATGGAGGATACACACAATGAATAACATCGCAGAACAGCGAAAAAAATTAGGAATTTCTCAGGCTGTTTTGGCTTCATCAATCGGATGGGGTCAATCTCGTATTGCAAACTACGAGCTAAGTATTAGAACGCCTAGCCTTAATGATTGTCGAGTAATCGTTGAGGCATTACAGAAACTTGGTGCGAAATGCTCATTAGATGACGTTTTCCCACCTCAAGCTGCATAACTTTACCGCTCTTTAACACCTCTGCGCTGAAAAACGCGCACTTCAAAACTCAACTCACAGGATCGTGAGCAACGGAATAACTGTTTTTCTATGAAGGAATATAAACAATGGACTACGCAACTACACGCAAGAACCTCAATCAATTTATATCAAATCACCTAATCGCCACCGCATTACAAGCATTGAGAGCTAAAACTCAGTCTGTAGTGGCTAAAACGTTAGGTGTCCACGACTCAACAATTCTACGCAGAACTGACAAATTTCCTGAGCTATGCGAAACGCTGGCAGCATCAGGGATTAAAGATTTTGTGTTGGAAGGTGAGAGAAAAATATCTGAGGAGGAATATCGCTTTTTATGGAAACAAATCGGCGAGCTTTCTTTGATGAGAACACAAGAAAACGCCCCAGCAGCGGTAACTGTTGAGGCGCATTAGTAAATCATTCACGGGAGTAATTATATATGGAAGAAGAATTTTTAACAATGAGCACTGTAACGCTTTATTCCTATCCACACATAGCAAATGACAATGTAATCACTGAGGGCTTATTGCCAAGTGAGTTCACTGTTGGCGGCTGGATATATGTCATGAGCAATCCAAGCATGCCTGACATATACAAGATAGGGATGACAACATCAACCCCTGAAAGAAGAGCTAAAGAGCTTTATTCAAGCTCAGGCGTACCTACTCAGTTTAAGGTTGAGTTGGCGTTTTACTCTTGGAAGCCAAGAGAGGATGAGAGCGATATTCATCGCTTGTTGTCTGGTTATAGAGTCAACGAATCCAGAGAGTTTTTTAATGCTTCTATAGAAAAAATAAAATGGGCTTGCAATGAGATCGGACTAAATCACAGAGAAGAGGATTTAGCAGAATTAGCAATGCTAACTGACGTTATTTGCACAGATAAAACTAAGCGGTTAGATGTTGATGAAATTTTTGATCAGGAAGGTCTTTGCTATTTCGGAGACAAGAATGCAATAGCCGAAATGCTTATCAGAATATCTGCTCGTCTAATGCTAAAAGCCAGAGGTTTTTCATTTTACATAAATGATGGTGAGACAAGTCTCATTGAGAAAGCTGATGAGCAATACTTCAGAAGTGTTGAGAACAGTCCACAAAAAGAGATACCAAATTTTATTAAGGAGTTAATCAATGGCCAGAGCACGAAATATTAAGCCGGGCTTTTTTACTAATGATGATTTAGCAGAGTGCGAGCCATTGGCTCGTATTCTTTTTGTGGGCTTATGGACAGTTGCCGATCGGGAAGGTCGACTGGAAGATAAGCCACGCAAAATTAAAGCTATGGTTTTGCCATATGACGATGCTGATTGTGACAAATTACTCGCTCAATTACATGGCAAAAATTTTATCACTAGATATGTAGTAGATGGAAATGAGTTTATCCAGATTAATAACTGGAAGAAACATCAGAACCCTCACATGAAAGAAGCGGCTAGTGAAATACCAGAACAAGTTACGCAACCTACTGATATTAAAGAAGCACCAGAAAAGCACTATACAAGTACAGAGCAAGAACTAGAAGAGAATCAAGCTATCCCTGCTGATTCCCTTAACCTGATTCCTGATTCCCTTAACCCTATAAACACCCAAGCCGAAAACACGGCTTGTTCTGATGAGACTGAAAATAAATCGGCAAGCGTTCACCAGATGTCTAGCAAGTACGCATTCGAAGGTGAAGTGATCCGATTAAACAAAAAAGATTTTACCGAGTGGCAAGGGCTGTATTCAAACATCGACCTTGAACACGAACTGAGACGACTGGATATTGAATTTAGAGCGGACAAGCCGAAAAACTGGTTTATCACCGCTAGTCAGAAATTGAATTACCAGAACAAAAACACTAAGCCAGCTTGGACGCCATCTAAGCGAGTTATGCCGCCTAGCCGAACCCAAGAATTCATACCGGAGAACTTCTGATGAGCAGTGGAATGCAAGCGCTGGCTCGGTTTAGAAAACTGATGCCGGAACACATCAAGCCAAAATTTGAAACGCCTGAAGAACTCATGGCATGGCAACGAGAGCAGGGCGAGATTGACTCAAAGCGGATCACCGATGCAAACCGTGTTACTCGACTGAATAAAATCATGGGTCGATCTGGAATTAACCCGCTTCACCTAGATTGCACATTCGATAACTACCAAGTCACTACACCTGAGCAGCAAACCGCATTATGCAAAGCCAAAAATTATGCTGAGAACTTTGGCAAAAACTTTGGCGGATTCATCTTCAGTGGAAACGCAGGAACTGGGAAAAACCACTTAGCGGCGGCAATCGGAAATCACCTCATACAGCACGGCAAGAGCATCCTAATCGCTACATTGCCAGACCTGATGATGCGAGTACGAGAAACCTACCAGAAGGACGCCAAGACCTCAGAATCGAAACTAATCGATGACCTATGCGAGGTTGATTTACTGGTGCTTGATGACGTTGGTGTACAGCGTGGAAACCTCAATGAGGATTTAATTATCTTCCAAGTTGTTGACCGTCGATTAGCAAACAAAAAGCCAGTTGGAGTGCTGACAAACCTAGCATTCGCAGAGCTTTCAAAGGTGCTGGGCGAGCGAGTCATTGACCGTTTAAGAATGGGTAGCCCGACAACGATTAATTTCGGTTGGGAAAGTTACCGCAGCCAAGTTAAGTGAGGGAGTATGAGTACTGTATTTCATAAAGATATTCACTGTAATGAAAATGTATACAACAAGAAAATCATTGAGTTAATTCAAAGTAAAGGCAAGAACTTTTTCTTTTCATACGAGAAAAACTTAGACCGAAAACTACGGAAAGCTTATCCAAGAGGCGGCGCATTTATTCGCATGGAAATGCTTGAGTTAATTAGCCAACAGAAGAAATTAACAGTCTGCCAACCGTAACACACCAAATCATAAGGACTTCTAGATGAATCTATTAACACATACCGTCACCAAGGTTTTAGGTGATCCGGTTCGCCATACCTACAAAAGCGATGATGGAACAGAAAATGAATATTACCTAACGCCAGTCGAGTGTAATTGTTGGGGTAGTATTTCTAACACGAAAGTTATGACAAATACTCTTGAGCAAGCCAAGGAAATTAAAGTCGGCTATGAGTGGGAATCGTGAGGACTTCTAGATGAAATCATTTTACATGATATGCACCCGTGACACGGTGGGTAGCAACGCATCATTTCATTGCAAGGACGGCAAAGGTTATGCCACTGATATCGATAAGGCTCATATATACACGTTAGAGGAAGCGCAGAAGGCGTGGGAGCACGGAAGAAGTATTGACCAGCCTGTATGCACTGAAAGTGTTCTATCACTTGCTGAATATCACGTCGATTGTCAGTACATACCACGCGAAACGGTAATTCAGGAAGGCTGCACTAGTTATGTTGGCTACGTGAAAGGGGATTGGGACGGCAACGATGTTTATTGGCTAACTGAAGGGTATAAGCCAGTAACTAATTTTTCATTTGCTAAGCAGTTTTGTGAACCAGATTTAACGATGGATAACATTGTTTGGCTGCCGTTCGATATTGCCGATGCACAGAAAAGGCGCACATTCTGCTTATCTAGCTTCAAAGCCCGAACGATGGTGCAAAGTGCAGGATTACGCATTCCTGAATGGCTTAAAAAGCAACGCAGACGTAAAGGAAGCAGCGGGAAAACACGATGGAACTGTCCGTGCTGCGGGAAAATTAGCTGGCAATATGACCCTTATACATTTAGCGGCTGTCTTGATATTTACTGTCGAGAATACATAGGCAATTAAGCGAGGTGTTGAGTGATGAAAGGAGCAACTAGCACAGCTCTGATGTGGATATACGAAGCAGAAAGAATGAGTCGAAAGTTAAAATATGTGAAAAGCGGCAGAGGCAAAGTTGATTACAACCGAAAACTGTATAAGCCATATCGCAGTGAGCGAGTTTTAAATCGACTCATGAAGCTAGATGCCGCTGTATTTTTTAAAGCCATTAAATCTAGCCAACGGGAGGCATCTAATGCAGGGAACTAATTGGGTTAAGTGCTCAGATAAATTACCAGAAGTAGGACAGAGGGTTCTTATTGCTACTGATTACCCATCTGTTTATGAGGCGGTAAGATATTTCGGCAATAAGTTTAACAGATTCGGTCAAGAATTAACGGCCACTCACTGGATGCCTTTGCCACTCCCACCAATGCCAGAGGGTGAATGATGGACAGACTAACTCCACTAGGAACCCCGATTAAATGGACCAACGTCAAGGATGAGTTACCAGAAATAGATACACCAGTTTTAGTGCTATCCAACGGTTTTCAGAAAATAGGGTTTTACTACCCTGAAAATGAGGATGACAAAACTACGTTTATTGACAGTGAGCATCTATGGGAGGTTCTTACAGGGGTAACCCATTGGATGTATTTGCCTAATTATCCTGATGATATGGAACAGGAGATCTAACAGTGATAACAGTAAAAACGAGTGAGTTGACAGGTAGGGCGCTGGATTATGCGGTTGCCATGGCTGATAAGCTTAGCGTATCAATAAATGAACTAGGTTATGTATTTGTAAAAGATAAGCGGTTCATAGGTGTATATAAAGCATCTGAACGATGGTGCCTATGCGGTGAATTTATCGATAAGTATTGGATTGAGCTAATGGTTGAGGAGGTCGATGGCGTTGATTACTGGCATGCATCCCCACCTCATTTGATAGGAGATTACGCCACTGGCAACACTCCGCAAGAAGCTATTTGCCGCGCAGTGGTAATGATTGAGTTTGGTGATACGGTGAAAATTCCAGCGTCATTACAGGAGAGCTAACAGTGACTAAATCACAAAGAGAAAAACTAAGGATGTTATTCGGTGGAAAGTGCGCCTATTGCGGATGCGAGCTTGGAGAGAAATGGCACGCCGATCATGTTGAGCCTGTTATTAGAGTGGATGGTTTAATGGTTCATAAAGATAGGGATACAGAAGAAAATCTAGTCCCAGCGTGCCATGCTTGTAATCTACATAAACATAGCCACCCACTTGAAAACTATCGAAGAATAATTGATGACGGAAGGAATGAATTTTTACGCTCAGGAAAAGGAAAAGCATTAGTGAGAATGGGGCTAGTTGAAATGAAGCATGACCCAATTGTTTTCTATTTTGAGCGTTATCAGAAGGAGATCTAACAGTGAGTGATAAGCCGATTAAAATTCGAATTCTCATGCCCGGTCTAGGTTTTTACGAGCGAGAGGTTCAAGGTCAGGATGGTGACTATTTTGTCACAAACGAAAAGGGTCACGTTTGGTGGCTGGATGATATGGCGAATGACGGCATTCAATGGGAGTTTGTGAAATAGGAGGTTAACTTGGAAGCAGATTTCCTCTTCCACGAATCAACCAAAACCGCAGCATGGCAACACCTCAAAGAAGTTCTAGCAACAAACCAACCGCACCGAATCATTATCAAGCCTTGGAAGTCCACACGCTCACTATCTCAGAATTCCACCTTTCATATGTGGTGCGGAGAGATAAGTAAATATCTGTGTAAGAACAAGTCTAATTTCACGCCTGATACCGTCAAGGAGATGTTAAAGCATACATTCCTAGGCTATGAGGTCACTGAAATGATAGACGCCACTACGCAAGATATAGAGCGCGTCAGGACGCTACGAAAAACATCAAAGTTAGATACAGGTGAAATGTTCCACTTCATGGAGCAGGTTGAATGCTGGGCGGCCGGTATAGGTTGTCTCGTGACAATCCCAAGCAATTCGGAATACATGAAACTCAAGGAGCAGCAAGAGCGATGAATAAAAACAAAATTGCACTGATGGGGGTTGCTCTATCAATGGTTTCAATGGCAGCACAGACGGCATCATGGGCTATCAACCATGGTCGCAGTTGTTACAGTTACCCCATGTCCACCAAGCGCATCACAGGACACGCAAAGATAAACCGAGCAGCCAAGAAGCGGAGGGCGAGAAAGTGAGTTTTGCGAAATCAGAAAGGGATTACCCAGAAGGAAAATATATCCACATAGAATGCAAATGGTGTGGGTGTAGTTACATTGGGCCTAAGCATGAAAACGCTTGTAAGAAATGTGATGACACTCTTCAGCGTATGGGCGGATTTACTAATTTATTTGGCAAGGGTGAAGAAAATAAGATGACAGATAACGTAAATAACCCAGCTCACTACGCATCATGCGGTATTGAGTGCATAGAGGCTATCAAAGCTAGCATGACTCGCGAGGCATTCTTGGGGTATCTCAAATGGAATATACAAAAATACGTCTGGCGATATGAAAAGAAAATTAACCCGGTCGAAGATTTGAAAAAAGCCCGTTGGTATATGAACCGACTTGTTGAAGAAGTGGAGAATCATCATGAAGAACATGCTAGCGACAATTGAATCAAAATCAATATTCAAAGTTACCCACCGTAGCAAGCCCAAGCCACCGCCAAGCAATATAACATTTGACCCAATGAAATCTATCAATGACAACAGGCATATACGGACAGCGAGGACGAGAAAATGATTAGAACCCGACACGTTATTCTATTCTTTTCGATTGTCACTTTAGCGATGGGGGTTATGTATGGCTAGTATCTACCGATCTAAAAAATGGCTTAAAGCTGTTGCTCAAATAGAATGTTGTGTCCTGTGTGGTCGCTACGGCATTCAGGTAGCACATAGAAACGAAGATAAGGGAATGGGTCTTAAAGTTGATGATAGTCTCACTGCGGCGTTATGTCAGCACTGTCATCATGAAATTGATAACGGCAGCAAGTTAAGCCGAATTGAAAGACGTCAACTAATGGATAGGGCGATAGTTTTAACACTCAGGGAGCTAACCAGAGGGGGATTAATTGAACCATCATGAAAAAATACACCCTTAAACTTCCGTACCCGCCGTCACTCAATACCTATTGGCGACATTGTAGAGGCAGGCACTACATATCACCCAAAGGCACAAACTACCGAAAGCAAATCATAGATTACATAGAGCAGCAAAACCTAGATATCAAAACCACTTCCCGCATCAAAATAGTCATCACTGCAAACCCCCCTGATAAACGCAAAAGAGACCTCGATAACCTGCCTAAAGCTGTTTTCGATTCCCTTACTCATGCCAATTTTTGGGATGACGATGAGCAGATAGATGATTTCCGCATAAGGCGTGGCGAGAAGGTTAACGGTGGATCCTTGGATATCACAATATGGGAGATAGTTTAATGTTCACTGATATAGACGCAGCAATTGAAGAGGCTAGATATCTAAAGCAACAGTTCAAATTTGATTATGCGGTGGTGCAGAAAAGTGGGCGTGAAATGAAGATTGAAACTAATCACAGGGCTGAAAAGCACCATTTCCTAGCAATTATGTTCAGTACAAAAAGCGACAGGCATCACACAGTATTGCCGGAGGTAAGATGAGAGGGCGTAATTCTGATATTTATCTTCAACTGGCAAAGTCGCCAAGGAAGTCATATTTAGGCAAGGCTAGGCGATTAACCCCACCACAAGAAAGATGGACAAGGGCGATCATATCTATATGGGCTGACGAAATGAAAGGTGGTGATTATCTTGGCTATGGTGGTGGAGGTGATGGTATATGGCGCTTCATTACTGGATGGTCTGGTGAAAATATCGAACGCTTTACCAAGGTATTCGACCAGCTAAGCGAAGAGGGCTACACAGGACAGGAGCTTGAAGAAAAAGCCAGATCAATATTATTTCCTAAACAATCTCTCAGCGACATGTTTCAGCGCGCCAACGATGTGGATGAAGCTGATTTTGTAGAGAAAGCAATATTGAAAGCGTTCGACAAGTCCAATCCTATTTATGTTGTCGCCACTGATTACTATCTTGGCAGAAATACTCTGCAAACTCTCGCAAATTATATGCAGGAACAAATAGCACCTTGGCTGACTATCAAACAATGCATTGACCGTGTACGTTGGTGTATTAGTTTATTTAATGCGAAGTTGTATATGGTGATGCAAGATGAAATAGCGAGAGAGCGCTCACAGTATGGAGTTGAAATGAAAAATATTTCGGAAATTACTTGAAATTAAGTTATGAGTCTGTATATTTAGTGTATGCTCGGTCGTGAAAGCAAAGAGCAGGTAACAAGGTAAAAGAGGCGGCACTTGTTATCGATCCCGCCTAGTTGGTCACTTCGTCTATTTGGACTAGAACTCCAACCACATCGGCTGAGAGGCCGAAGAAAATAGAGCCTCTACTCCGGTAGGGGCTTTTCTCGTTATAGAGGTTTATATGCTTGATGAATTTGAAGGATTTTAATTCCCCCGAATTAGAGGGAATAAACTGAACGTGGTAACAACGGGCATATCGCCTTAGTAAATCCCGACTGGTGCATGAGTAACGTTCCATGCCGTTAGCCCACGAAACGGGCATTAATTCCAACTACCGCAAAATTTTAGGTAGTTCAAAATATCGTACAGCCTGAACTTCATCAGGATAATATTCCAAGAGGTCGCCTAGTGCGGCCTTTTTCGTATACGCCATTCATTAGATATATTTACTAGATTGCGGTAAAGTCACTTTGCTGATTTTCAGCTAAAAATTACTGCATGAGGTATTTATGAAAGATGGTATTTACTTTGTAAGATTCAGAAGTAACTCTCAATATTTTGGAAATGGCACAGTAGTAGTTAAAGGTAACGTTATTAATGGCGGTGACTTTGCTTACCTGTACAGAGGTAAAGCGAATAACACTCAAGTCACGTTAACAATAGAAAGACATGATAAGTCTGCTACTTCAGTGTTTGGTGATATAGATAAATTCAATTTAATTTTAAACATCGCTGATTCCGGAAGGGATTATGTTTTAGCAGGCCATATAGAAGGCATGCAACAAATGAATATTTCAATTAATGCTAAGTTCATCGGGGAAGTAATCAATTAACTCTCCGATATCAATCAAGGTCGCTGAAGCGGCCTTTTTTATTGGAGAAAATATGAAGAACCTAATGATTAAATTATGCATGAAGCTTTCAGGAAAAACAAAAGAGCAACTGAAATTAGATTGGTCATTCCATTACTTTGTTACCCGCTCCAAATCTAAGGCCTACTGGCGAGCTGTTTTTCAATAATTTATCGAAAACCTCATGCAGAGAAATCGATGAACGCGCACTAGACGGAGTTGCGCCCGTCACTAATTCAAATACGCCGCCACAGAATTCTAATCACACACTTAATTGACGCATAGAGATTGTGCGCGGCTATCTATTAACTAAATTCCTCCAACAGGAGGCGGTATGGCACAAATGGAAGACGAAAAAATTAAAGTCACCGCCACGGCGTGGGGTGTCATATTCGCCATCTCGCTGTATGGGGGCTTGGCCAGATATATCATCGAGAACAAACGCAATGGTTATCGCTGGAGCTGGCTCGGCGCAGTAATGCAAATGATGGTATCTGGATTCTCTGGAATTATGGGAGGGGTGTTGTCTGTCGAGTTAAACGCATCCTTCTATTACACGGTATTTGCAGCAGGAATGTGCGGCGCGATGGGATCGCTAGCGCTGGATTTCTTTTGGGCTAAATATTCAGGAGGTAGAAAGTGACATTAGGTGAAAAGCAACGCAAGTTTACTCGAATGATTGCAGATTTAATTATCTTCGCATATGACAACGGCTATGAGCTTACATTCTCAGAAGCGTATCGAACACCAGAACAAGCGGCATTAAATGCTAAATCTGGCGCCGGCATTAAAAATAGCCTGCATACTCAACGTCTAGCGGTTGATTTCAATCTATTTAAAGATGGCAAGTACCTAACAGCATCAAGTGATCATAAGTTACTAGGTGAGTATTGGGAATCCATCGGTGGTACGTGGGGCGGTCGATTCAATGATGGCAATCACTATTCGTTAGAGCATAACGGCGTGAAGTGATATGAAATGGAAAGAAATTGTCATATTTCTAGCCGCTGCTCTGGCGCTAGGTTGGTTTATAAATAGCTTAATAGATAAAAACATTGAGCTAAGAGAAAAACTTAACGAGCAGATAAAAATAACCACAGACTACGAAAAGCGCATTAACTCCCTTCACGAACTCGACACCAAACACACAACGGAACTCACAAATGCAAAAGCTGAAATTGATAAGCTTCGCGGCGATGTTCGCTCTGGTCGCAAGCGGGTGTACATCAATGCCGAGTGTCCAAGCACCGAAAGCAGTTCCACCTCCGGCGTGGATGTTGGCAGACCCACCCCCGTGGCGAGAGACACTGAAGAAAATATACTCAATCTCGAAGAGCAACTTGAAACACTGGAAAAGCAATACCTTGGCTTGAGAGATTGGTACTTTGCAGAGTGCAGGCGCTAATCAACAAGAAAGCAATACGGGAAATTGAACAACAACGACAGGTGGTGAAATGAATAAGAAAGATGAAGCAGTAGCAGTAATGCAAGAATACTTTCCTAACGGTGGTCGTGATTACGATGATATTTGCAATCTTTACGATGCTATCAAAGAAGGGAAGATTCCACACATGACTGCCGCTGGACTTTCTGATGTGGAATATCTAATTAAGCCAATAATGAAGCACTTATCTGAATTCCATAATCCGCACACTAAAATTGTAATAGATAGTTCCAGTGCTGAGTTGATTGAAGTAACACGCTTTATGTCAACCGATGAATTCATCAAAGATTAACAACGAGCCTCCAATTAGGGGGCTTTTTAATGGGTGTAATTCCGCCATATAAGGGGGTGATTTCATCTTGCTGACGGGTAAGCCGCAAGTGACCAAAGTAACATAGTGATACGTGATGATGGTTGCGAAAAATAAACTCAATAAAATCAGTCAATAAAAATAGGTACTCATATTAGAGGAATCAACCTCAATCCGTGCGTACCGATTGCTTATCTCTACAAAGCGTATCTCACACGCAAACATCACAAACCCGAGACCATTCACAAAAGCGACTTCAGAGGACAGCCTGTTATAGGTGTGCTCGGGTCAGGCTTGTTCTGTGAGAACTGAGGTCTCTTTTTTGAAAGGTAACATCCTATGAAAGAATTATCAGTTTTTAACACACCAGTAAGAGTTGGCGATGATGGTTATATCTCAATCACCGATATCTGGAAGGCTGCCAAGGCGGCAGGGATGAGGGTAGATAACTTACGACCCGTTGATTTCCTTAGAAGCTCTGTAACTCAGTCATTTATCAATGAGTTAGTAAAAGGTGGAAATTCTACACCTTTTATAATCTCTAAGGGTCGCAATGGTGGAACGTTCGCAACCAAGTTCTTAGCTTATGAATATGCTGGATATATAGACCCTGCGTTCAAGGTTGGCGTTTACACTGTTCTGGATAAATATTTCTCTGGCGAGTTAATTTCAGTTGCTAGCTTTATGGCTGAGGCGAACATGGCTGCATATTTCTACAACCAAGAGGCTGCGATAGTTAGTGATTGTGGTAGAACAATGAATTATTGGGGGCGCGGTGGCAGAAAAGCTCACTTGCTACACAATAAGCAAGAAGCAGAAAACAAACTACAAATCGCATTGGATTATAAGTAGGTCGCTCAGCGGCCTTTTTTATTGGGTGGAATATGAAAACAGGAACACTAGCATTACAGATTTCAGTGAAATTTAAATGGTGGGTCAATCCATACATATCCACTTTGAAACTATTTTGCCTAACGCTTGGTATTGAGCCTGACTACGAAAAGGTAGGTGAGTTCATTGCTAAGCATGGGCTTATTACAACGAAACACACAACAATAAGGTAAAGCATGAGTGAATTAGAATCACATCAAAAAATCCGCTTAGGTCTACTTAAGCTAACAGGCAACAACACCGCAGCTACCGCAAAGGCTATCAAGCTCATTGACGACGACCAGCTTGAATATGAGTTATTTGTGCAACTGTGGAATAGCAACAACGGCAACTTTGATAACGGCAGCGTAGACACATTAACGAAAGTTGATTCCGTCTATCAGCGAGTGCAGGAAACAAAGAAAACGCTATTCAACGATGAAGTAGCAGAATAACCAATCACAAAGCCAGTTCAAGTGAGCCGGCTTTTTAATTGACTATGAGGATATGAATATGGCACTGACAGTTAAGCAAGAGAAATTCTGTCAGGCATACGTCGAAACAGGTAATGCGTCCGAAGCTTATCGAGTGGCGTATGCCACGGGTAAAATGAAGACAGAATCTGTTAACAGGAAAGCAAAAGAGCTATTGGACAACGGCAAGATTACGGCAAGGGTTAATGAGCTAAAGAGTGATCATCGTGAGAGACACAATTTGACTGTTGATGATTTGCTAAAAGAATTAGAAGAGGCTAGAAGGGCTGCTCTAACGGCAGAGACACCGCAATCAGCAGCGGCGGTTGGTGCGACCATGGGCAAGGCTAAGCTTCTTGGGCTTGATAAGGTCGTCGTTGATCACCAATCATCCGATGGAAGCATAGCGACCAAGCCAACAGTTATTAGATTGGTAGGAGTGTCACCTGATGGAGCAGACAGTTGATTTACCTATCCCTGCCAAATTAGTTCCAGTATTCGCAAAAGAAGGGGTTCGGTATCGCGGTGCTTATGGTGGTCGTGGTAGCGCAAAGACTCGCACGTTTGCAATGATGAGTGCAGTAAAGGCATATCAGGCAGCAGAGCAAGGGATTAGCGGGGTTATCCTGTGCGGTCGTGAGTATATGAACTCACTAGAAGAATCATCAATGGAAGAGGTTAAACAGGCGATCAGGTCTGTTCCTTGGTTAGATGATTACTTCGATATTGGCGAGAAATACATTCGCACGAAGTGTAAGAAAGTTAGTTACGTATTTTGTGGACTAAGGCATAACCTAGATAGCATTAAATCTAAAGCAAGGGTGTTACTTGCTTGGGTGGATGAGGCTGAATCAGTATCAGATTTAGCATGGAAAAAGTTGAGGCCAACCGTCCGTGAGTCAGGTTCCGAGATATGGGTAACATGGAACCCTGAAAAGGATGGTAGCGCCACAGATAAGCGCTTCAGAAAAACACCCCCTAAGAATTCAATTATCGTTGAAATGAACTACAACGATAATCCATGGTTCCCTGATGTTCTGGAAGAAGAAAGGCTTGATGATCTTAACAGCCTTGAATATTCCGACTATGCATGGATATGGGAAGGTGCTTATCTTGAAAACTCTGATAAGCAGGTGTTAGCGAATAAATACGTTGTTCAATCATTCCCTGATGACCTCTACCAAAAAGCAGACAGATTGTTATTTGGTGGTGACTTCGGATTTGCGAAAGACCCAAGCACCCTTATTCGCATGTTTATGTTGGATAGGAATTTATACATTGAATACGAGGCATACGGTTCAGGCGTTGAGCTTAATGATATGTGGAAATTTTACGCTGGCAAAGATGGAGCTACAGATAAACAATTGGAAGAGTGGGAAGTAACCGACGATGCCAAGTTTACAGGCATCCCAGAGGCTAGAAAGTGGCCTATTAAAGCGGATAACTCACGACCGGAAACTATTAGCCATATCAAGACGCAGGGCTTCAATATATCAGCCGCTAAAAAATGGCAGGGTAGCGTCGAGGACGGCATTACACATTTACGCGGCTTCAAACAAATCATCATCCATCCTCGCTGTAAAGAAACAGCAAAAGAAGCCCGTCTCTACTCATATAAAACAGACCGGATCACCGGTGAGGTGTTGCCTGTTATTCAGGATGCAAACAACCACTGTTGGGATGCTGTTAGATATGGGCTTGATGGGTATATCACACAAAAATCTAACGCAGGTTTACTGGTTCCAAAAAGATTGCTGAGGCGATAATGCAAGAAAACATGAAACTAGCCGTCAATCACTTAGTGAATGATGCGATAGCTCGTGCCCGTATGGCCTTGGTCAATCCAACCATGGGGCTTGATGCTAAGCGATCATCTGCTTGGTGCGAATACGGATTCAAACAAGATTTAACGTTTGATGATTTATACAAACTATTTCGCCGTGGTGGGATTGCATACGGTGGGGTGACTAAATTAAGTGGCACGTGCTGGAAAACATCACCACAGGTTATCGAAGGTGAAAAATCAGATAAGTCTAAAGATGAAACTGATTGGGAAAAATCTTTCAAGAAAGCAATTAACAAGCGTATATGGAAAGAGTTTAAAGAAGCAGATCAGCGTCGTCTTGTTGGTCGCTATTCTGGGTTAATTCTTCACATCAATGACAATGGTAAATGGCACGAACCGGTTAAATCCTCCAAGCTTTTGAGAAAGGTTACTCCCGCATGGGCTAGCGCTATCAAACCTACTGAGTGGGTGACTGATATTAACTCGCCTGATTACGGTCAGCCGAAGATGTGGCAATACACCGAATCGCTACCGAATGGTGGGAGTAGGAGCATCAATATTCATCCTGACAGAGTATTCATTCTCGGTGACTACTCGATTGATGCTATTGGTTTCCTTGAGCCGGCCTACAACGCATTTGTGAGCCTTGAAAAAGTCGAAGGTGGTTCTGGTGAGTCATTCCTAAAAAATGCAGCCAGACAGCTATCAGTTAACTTTGACAAAGAAGCTAAACTTGATGACTTAGCAAGAGCCTACGGTGTTGAGATGTCAGAGTTGCAGGAGATTTATAACGACGTTGCTAGAGAAATAAACATTGGCAATGATGCAGTTATGATCACCCAAGGCGCTAACGTTAACCCATTGGTTACCGCTGTATCAGATCCAACTCCTACATATAACGTCAATCTCCAAACTGCCGCCGCAGCAATGGATATCCCATCAAAAATACTTGTTGGTATGCAGACGGGCGAAAGAGCTAGCACTGAAGATCAGAAATACTTCAATTCACGCTGCCAGTCGCGTAGAGAAAGTGAACTTTCATTTGAAATAGAGGACTTTATTGACCACTTAACACGAATCAAAGTGCTAGAGCCTATCGCAGAGAAAACGGTTATTTGGGATGAGTTAAACGAGCAATCAGCTACTGAAAAACTCGATAGTGGTGAAAAGATGAGCCGTATAAATCAAGCATCACTAGCAACTGGCGAGCCTGTATTCACCGTTGAAGAGATTAGAACGGCAGCAGGGTATGAGAATGATAGTAGCGACCCGCTAGGTGAATTTGATGAAGATACAGAAGATACGAACCGCGATAAGGGCAGGAACGAAAGCCGATCCGACGGCGGTTGATAAATTAGAGCGCGGAGCAATGAAAGCATTTGCAAAGCGCATGAAAAAAGTATCACAAGGCTACATACGGCTACTCAATAGAATCCCATCCGAACCCGTAGTAAATAAAAAATACCAATTCGACCTAGACCCTAACTATCTTTCAATCATCTTGAGAGACGGTGAGCTCATGGTCGATGAAGTGTTATTGCAGGGTGGTGAATTCAATAACTTCTTTTTCAATGAGTACGTCAGCACAGCATATGAGAGAGGAACAGCGCAGGAGTATGCAAACTTAGCGCAGCAGTCGGCAGCATATGCAGCAACGCAGCAAAGCGTAGCAACGATATTGCTCAGTGAGCCCTATCAACTTCGCATGGCATTAGTTCGTGCTCGTGTGTTTGAGGAAATGAAAGGGCTGTCAGCACAAGTCAAAGCAGATATGGCGCGCATTCTTACCGATGGCATAGCGAGGGGGCTAAATCCTCGTGAGGTTGCTAGAAATTTGAATGAGCAATCAGGTATCGAAATTCGTCGCGCTAATCGAGTGGCCAGAACAGAAATTACAACGGCATTGCGTAGGGCAAGAATGGATGAAGCCGATGAGGCTAGCGAAGTTCTTAACCTTGAAACTAGACAGGCCCACATATCCGCACTAAGCCCAACAACTAGACCTAATCATGCAGCACGTCACGGAAAGATATTCACCACGGACGAACAGCGTGATTGGTGGGCTAGAGATGGCAATTCAATCAACTGCAAATGCTCAACTGTGACCATTTTGACTGACAAAGAAGGCAGGCCGCACAACGATACGTTACTCAATAAATTGAAAGAGGAAAAAGAAGCCATGAAAGAACGTGGTTACCAATGGGCGGAGGAATAACGATGCCGATTCAAGTAAACGTCACGACAAAGGTTAATAGCGCATCAATCAGGCGTGAAACTTACAACGGTCGTGAGCATATCATCATCCCAAGCTACACACTGCCAGCAAACGTCATCATGAATGGCGAGTTCTACCCAGAAGCAGAGATACAAGCCAACTATCAAAGCATGGAAGGGACAATTGCCCCCCTAGGCCATCCAACCGTAGATGGACATTTTGTTTCTGCATTCTCACCGGAAGGACTTAATCAAGGATTCGTTGGCGCGTGGAATAGAAACGTAAGCCTAAAAGGCAATCGTGTTTATTCTGAGAAATGGGTGGATGTAGAAAAGGCCATGGAATCATCTGGTGGTCAGAGGCTAATGGCGAAACTAACAGCTTTAGAGAAAGGTGAGTCATCAGACCCTATTTGGTCAAGTGTCGCCGTATTCAGAGAGCGAACAGAGGCACCAAAAGAATTACAAGAACAGGGTGCTCAATGGGTAGTGAAAATTCACACTATTGATCATGACGCCATTTTGTTAGATGAGCCACCTGCGGCAGGGCCCGATAAAGGTGTTGGCCTGATGGTTAACGCTGACCAAGCCGTTTCACTAAAGCCAAACTCTGGCGCGCTTATTGGTGAATCTTATCGTGAGAAAGAGAGCCGAATCGAACGAGCGGTAAAAGATAAGTTTGTCATAACCCAAGATGATTACGCATGGGTTGCTGACTTTACAGACTCTCAGCTCGTGATTGTCCGAAACGGAGGAAAGGCCGAGGTATTTGGCTATACAAATGACGGTGGAAAAATACTTATTGATGATTCTGGCAGCTCAGTAGTTAGACAAGAATCGTGGGTTGTCATTGCCGCCAATAAATTTAAATCATTATTCAGTAAATCGCAGGGGATCCCTGCAATTAATAACATGGAGGGCGACATGCCTTTAACTCAAGAAGAAAAGAAAGATCTAGTAGGCGATATCACACAGGCATTAGCGGCAAACTTTGCAGAGCAATTAAAGCCAATCAATGAAAAGGTTGATGCTCTTCAAGTTAACCATCAGAAGTTAGAAGAGTCACTAACAGCTAACCAGCGCGCTGAAGAAACAGAAATGCGCAAAGAGGTAGCGGCTAAATATGGCGAAGTGGTTGCCAACTCATTGCAGGGTCAGGCGTTAATCGATATGCACAAACAGTTAGGTGAGGCAGCATCATTAGCTGGGAACTCAGGCACTCAGCAAGAACAAGTTGGCGCACCAAACCCAGCGGAATACTTTAAAGGAGCTCAATAATGGCTACTAGTCGTTACCGCCGTGTAAATATTGACGGCAAATCAATTACAGAAACACGCGCAGCAAAGGCCAATGTATTACCCGGCACTTTCGTAGTTATTGATGCGGATGATGAATTTGCACAAGCGACAGCGTTAACGGGGCGCATCTACATTACCAATCCAGCGTATCACCAAGGCCTGACAATTCGCGATGCTATTCCTGCCGGCGACTCTGCTGTCGGTGAGTATGTGGAGGAAGGTCGAGAGCTTGCTTTATTGGTTCCAGCTGGCACTTACAAAAAAGACTCACCGATTAAATTAGGGTCTGACGGTCAAGGTGCTTTGGCAACTGCTGATACCGACTCGGTTATTGGCTACAGTCAAGATGAAGTAACTCTGTCTGGCGCGGATTTTATTCGTGTTCGCTTCCGTGTTGGCACTGTCGCCGCTGCATAATTAAAAGGAAAAACTATGTTTTATACTGCTGAAACTTTAGCAACAAATAGCCGACTGCAACGTCAGTGGGAAGGATTGTGGGCGACACGTAATATTTATAACACGCAGCATAATCTGATGATTAACCAGTATCAGAACGTGATGGACGGTGAAACGTTAGCAGCAAACCAAGTTGGCGGCTTCTCTCGTGATTTTTGGGCTGAGATTGACCGTAACATTATCCAACTCCGCGACCAAGAGACAGGCATGGAAATCGTCAACGATTTAATGGGTCTGCAAACAGTGTTGCCGATTGGTAAAACCGCCAAGTTATACAATGTGGTTGGTGATATTGCTGACGATGTATCAGTCAGCATTGATGGTCAGGCACCATATTCACATGACCACACTGAGTACGGTTCAGATGGTGACCCAATTCCAGTATTCACTGCTGGTTACGGTGTTAACTGGCGTCATGCGGCAGGCTTAAGTACTGTGGGGATCGACTTAGTATTAGACTCACAAACTGCGAAGATGCGTCAATTTAACAAGAAGGTAGTGGATTATTTTCTGAATGGCGATGACAAAATCAGTGTTGATGGCTACAAAGGCCAAGGCCTGAAAAACCATCGCAACACAGCGAAGATTGATTTAGGCACTTCTGGTGCAAATATCGACTTAACTACTGCTGATTTGCCAGCGCTGTTAGCATTCTTTGGTTTCAATGGTGCGTTTGGTCAGACAGCATACAAAAACAAAGTAGATGTTTACGATGTTATGTGGGTGAGCTATGAGGCATGGGGTAACCTGATTAAGCCTACAGTAGTTGCGGTTGGTGCAGGTGCTGGCAATAGCGTAGTGAATGGTCGCGTTATTGATACATTGCTGCCATATGCTGGCGTGAAAGAAATTCGCCCGACTTATGCGCTTAAAGGATCTGAGTTCATTGCGTATCAGCGTCGCAAAGATGTAGTGACTCCTTTAGTTGGCATGGCGACTGGTGTTGTTCCTAAGCCTCGCTTTATGCCACAGGACAACTACAACTTCCAAATCATGAGCGCGGCAGGTCTGCAAATCACTCGTGATGGTGAAGGTAAGTCTGGCGTGGTTTATGGCGCGAAACTGAGCTAAGGAGATAAAAATGGCTAAGTATGAAGTTATTATCCCTTGGTATGGTGTCGAAAAAGGTGATGTAGTTGATATTGAAAACCTTCACCCTGCGCTGAAGCCAAATGTGCGGAAGCTATCAATTGAGGCTGCTGAATTAGTCCCAGCCACACCGAAAGCCAAGTCGAAGAAAGACAAAGAAGAATAGCCGCGAAAGCGGTTTTTTTTACGCCCTCGAAAGGGGGCTTTGCTTTGTGAGGTAATCATGATCACAAAAGAGCAAGCCAAAGAATACCTGACGGGGCAGGGAATAGAGTTGCCTGATTTTATTCTCGACGCATTGATTGAGCAGGTAGGTAGTATTCAGGAGTGCCTTGATAATCGTTACTCATCGGCAACAGCGCTACTGATTCAGATGTATTTGCTTGCGCTGATGGCACTTGGTCAAGGTGATAAGTATATCAGCTCGCAATCAGCCCCTAACGGTGCGTCACGGTCATTTCGCTATCAATCCTTTGGTGATAGATGGAAAGCGGCTACGTCGCTTCTGCGTGGCTTAGATAAGTACGGATGCGCTAATGGTCTAATCCCATCCGACCCAACTCAAACTGCACATGCTGGATTATGGATTGCTAAAGGTGGATGTATGTGCGGGGGTGGTAGATGAGTGCTACCGCCAACTGGTCATATACTGCACTAGCAACAATTTACCCTGTCACTCGTGGAGGGGGAAGATATGGCGATGAAATCACCTACGGCACGCCTTACCTTATCGACTGCACATGGCAATCTAGCAATGAAGTTGTGAAAGACGATACAGGTAAAGAGTTTGTTACCAACAACGTATTTTACACTGAGCTGAAGCGTAACGGTGTAGATGTACAAAAACCAGAGCGCGGTTTCTACATTGCCAAAGGCGATACCACTTCTCAATCTGATCCTCGCAAAGTTGGCAATATTATCATTACCGTTAAAGAAGATGATATGAGCTTTTTCGGTGAAGAGCCTGATTATGAGATAAGGACGTGATATGGCTAAACGCTTGAGAGGGGTAAGTCAAGTTCGCAATAATGTTTCAAGATTTATTGAGCAAAGAAAAGTTTTAGCTGCTAGGGCTGTAACTTTAGCTGTTACGGTTGGTGAGGGATATGCTGTTTTATATACGCCAGTAGGTGAAACATCAAACTTAATCAATAACCGAACTCAGCGCTTGATAGAAAAAGGAACTGCTGTAACTGGAAGGTTAATATATTCAGCTGCATATGCTGCATATGTCCACGAAGCATCAGGGAAACTTAAAGGCAAGCCAAGAGCAGGAGAAAATAAAGGTAACTACTGGGACCCAAACGGAAGACCCAAGTTCCTTAAAATTGGTTTTGAAGAGGCTAAGACGGAGATAGACCAAACCGTTAAGGCGGTGATGAAAACATGATTATTGATGACTTTCTTGATTACTTGGAGCGCGGAAACCTGACTTCTGATTTCATTGTCCAAAGGCTTGAATGGAAAGAGCGGACAGAAACTAAAATTCAGCAATATATTGTCATCCGTCCTGCCAGTGGCACTGGTCGTTATGGTGAGTTGAGTGCCGATGATTATGTCGATGTTATTATCGTTTCTGCACAAGATGCCCCAATTCCCGCATTAACTCGTGCTGATGAAATCCTCAAATATGTAGCTACAAACCCCGATGACTGCAATCTGAATTCAGTTTACAACATGGGCGGGCTGCCTTCTGGCATTGCAACCACGGAAAACCGAACGATATTCAGGCTCTCATTCCGCTGCTTATCATAAACAAACAAATCTCAAACTAGGTCGCCAATGTGCGGCCTTTTTTATTTATAAGAGAGGCAACATGCAAGGTTGTACTAATAGCTCAGACATTATGGTTGGGCGAGTAAAAACTGTCGAGTTGGCATATGGTTGTCCTGACCAGTTCCCGACTGACGAAGAGTTAAAACTAAATGGTCTACCAACATCGGTAACGTGGGATTTAGCGCCTGAAACGCTGGTTTCTGATGCTGATAATGGCGGCATTTCTTCCACAATGATTTCAAACCTTGACCCGACTTACTCAATTGAGGGCGAGGTTAGAGTTCATGATCGATCAGATGAATTTGGCATTCAGCAATTTATTAAATACGTTGTTGATGAAATTAAGGCCCGTCGTCAGCCCACTGTGTGGATGCGCTTACATTGGGGAGATTACTATCACATTGGATACATGAACGTTACTGGACTAAGTGACGGTGGAGGGGTGAAAGAAATTGTAACCTACAGCTTAGAGTTAAAATTGGCTGATGGTACTACTTTCCAAGTTATCGAAGATGATAATGCGATCCCTGTGACAAATGTTGCAGTAAGCCCTAAAACTGCATCCGTTGAAGTAGGAAAGACAACGCAGTTATCGGCAACGGCGACACCTAGCAATGCAACTAATAAAGCGATTGTGTGGAAAAGCTCAGATGCAGGTAAGGCGACAGTTACACCAAACGGTTTAGTTACTGGCATCGCTGCTGGAAAAGTTACCATCACGGCAACTACCGCTGATGGCGGCCTGACTGATACGTCAGAAGTAACTGTAACAGCTCCGTAATATTACAAAGGGTACTGATAGTGCCCTTGATAATACTAGGAGTATCTTATGACACCGAAAATAGAATATGGCGAGTTCGCTGTTCAAACACCTAATAACGAGTACATCTTTAGCCCATCATTTAATGCAATGACGAATATCGGTAGCCCATCAGAAATAGTTGATATCTTCACTATCTTATCTGGCTCTGTCGTTAGTGATGCCATTTCATTATTGACGGCATATTCGCTTAACGGCGGTTCAAATAGCAATTGGTTGTTTAAATATTTGAAAAAAAGCACATCTCGTAAATTGTTATCATCAGCAATGATAGTGATGCAAGCCTGTTGCAATAAGGACTGCGACGAATTAATAGGTAAGTGGCGTGCGGGTAAAAACGGCACAACATACGGTATGGGTAAAATGCCAATATCTGACATTATCGTGCTAGCTAGAGAGTTGATGCTCCATGGCGTAATTGGCAAGGTGAAAATCAGGAATCTGCAACGCAATGAAAGTGGTAAAGAATTCACTGATTCATTTAACGCTGTCGAATATATTAACGCATCCCGTGTTCACTTTGGCATGAACCGTGATGAAGCCGAGAAGCTCACAATGTCAGAATTCTTGATGATGATTAAAGCTAAGTATCCAGAGGAAAAAGGCTTCACCAAAGAAGAATACGACACCGCTGTTGATGATTATTTTGAGCGTAAAAAACGCCGAATTACACAAGCAAAAGCAAATAATGCGAGGTAGGGTATGAAAGAAAAAATAGTAAGTTCAGTTGATAAAAATGTTTATTTTCAACCGACTGGCAACGCAAAAAACAGGACGATAAGCGTTTCTGAGTCAGCTGATGCTTTGTCTAAGAAGCTTTCGGAGTCGCTAAGTAATAGCCACCAAAGTGGTTTAATTTGCCCACACTGTCACAATTTAATCAACTAACTTAAATATATAAACCCTTAAATTATTAACGGGTGTTAGGATCTCCATTTTCATAGGAATTGGAGATAGCATGGAGATCAATAAAGAAAGATTGGCGTTTATAGTTAGACATGAGGCGGGGCATTGGCTGGCAGCTCATGTTATGGGAATGAACCCAAAGGAAATATATATAAAAATACCAATCAATGGGCTTGCAGAGTCAGCATATGCTTCAACGCTATCTGCGACAGAATTGATGGATATAAATTCAGTGGCTAACTATCTAAAATCTAGGATAATAACTCTATACGCTGGCGTTTATGCAGCTAATTATAATAGAGATGGGTTTGATAACGAGCAGGTAATAAAGGATCTATCTTCCAGCGGCGGTGGATACACCGATTATCTAAAGATTGAAGAATTATATCGACTTTATAAAAACATAACTGGTGATAAACAAGACTATGGAAAAGAATGCCATGAATTTATAAGTAATGTTGGTGATATAGTCGTTGAGGGGTATGAATTCACATCATCATTGGTTGATTACGTTCTTGGTGAAGCAAGGTACTTAGGGCAAGAAATACTGATCCCAAAAGAAAAAGTAATCGCTATCTACAATAAAAGTAAGGAAAAACAATAATGAACTACTTTGCAGAGGATCACTTCTAGGTAACTAAATTTAACCTAGGAGTGATATGAAAAAGATTAAACAGCAGTACAGAAACGCTATTATTGAAGGTGCTTGGCGCTGGTATCCGAGCTTACGAAATAATTGCCATAAAAGCTTTAGTACCAAGCAAGAAAAAAGCACCTATGCCATGCATTACATTGAATATAAAGGATCGATGCTTAAATTAAGAGCTGCTCGCGGCTTTTGTTTGGCTGACTCTCGGCATGACTTACCAACAATCGCGTATAAGATTGGCAAGGGTTGGAAGCACAACTCCAGACGCAAACATCAATACTATCGTGAATGAGAGAAAGCCCTCAATATGGGGGCTACTTCTTGATCCCTAATTTTTCTTTAACGACTTCCATCTCTCGTTCAAGCTGGAATATGCGCTCAGCCGCATCTGATATCGTTAAAACTTCAACGTGAGAGTTACGCATTATCCAATATTCGATAGCTGCGACCATCTCTTGATTAGCTGACCTATTATTAAATTCAGCTAATTCTTGAATTCTATCTTTTAAATCAGTCGGTAATCTGAGGTTAACCTGCGGATGCTTATATTTTCTTTCCATGCCACCTATCCTCAAAAACTCTCATTCTAGATAGGTGTTTTTTAGGTATCAATGCGTACCAAGTAGATATCATTGTATATGCATACAGTATTTGGTGATGACAATAGTGACGGAACGCTTATGAATACAGCGTTTAGCGATAAGTTTGTTGTGCAAGACTTGACCTGATAAATAAAATGTGGATCAAGTTATGGACAAGTGATGCCGTTCTGATATCATAAAAATATAGCTATACACATTGTATAGTCATTTCACTTACAAAATAATTATGGAGGGGATTATGAAAAAGCTAATTCGAGAATTTCTTCGTGTAATTCTCTCAGTTGAAAAAATAACCAATCCAATCATTGGCGGCAGCGATCAAAAATCTAAAGACGAAAAAGAAGCTTTAGATAATAAAGATAACTTCTTTGTTGGTCGTGATGGCTCAATATCTTTAAACCCTAACAGCATAGTTGTCCAAAAAGCTTTTAAAGACAACATAGAAAAATTACAGTCAACAAAAGGGCGGTAATTCCTAGTGTGGGCTGCTGTAATAGTTCTTGTCTTGGTTTGTGGCTATAACTATATAGATAATCATTTACCGTCAAGATATAAACTAAATAATTCTGTTGGCTGGAACGCATACTTTTTTGTAGCGCTCAAAGGCGGTGAGTTTTTAATGCAAGGGCTGATGGCATCTATTGTGGTTGCCATTGGCCTTTATCTTATTATGTTCATATTGAATGTGCCATCTTATCTTTTTGGTTGGTATGAGCTCTTCACATTTGTGGACTCTATTTTCAATATCAGAGTTTCTGGTATGAGTTTTTGGACTATCCTGTGGCTATCTTTTACTGTTTTGATATCTATAGGAAAGACCGCTGATGTAAAAAAAAGAAATCAATCACCACAAAAGCGAATGGAAGACTTTAGGGAAGTAGCAAAAGTTTACGCCATTGAAAGTTTGCTACTAGAGTCATTTGAAAGAATGGATGATGGCTTACTGGTTTTTGTGACTCTTAAATCTAGAAAGGTTTATGTTGGAATGGTTGATGGTATCAGGTTTGAGGGGATGGATATCAATACGCTAGTGTTAATACCGTTCATGTCTGGATATAGAGAAAAAGATACATTAACATTCCATGTTGAGCACAACTATACAGATCACTATGCACAACAAGGAATAAACTTCAGCTCAGAGCCGTTGTCAGTATTCCAGTTTAGACACGTACTGCCTTATGAACAAATAGAGTCATTTTCGTTATTTAACGTTAATACCTACAATGTATTTCAAGAAGTAGCAAAAGAAAAAGAGATAAAAAATAAATCTGAAACGGACTCAAACTAACCCACTCCGGTGGGTTTTTTATTGCCTGAAATTCACATGGATGCCATTAAATAACCTTCAAGTAATCACACCGCACCTCTTAACTGAGGTCTTTTGCTTTGTTTTGCGCCAACCTCGGGCTATCATAAATTAAACTAATAAAACTGAGGTGAGGGTGGGATTAAATGGCTAAGTTAAAGGTTCACGCTGCTAACTTTAAGTTTGATGAGATAAGCGTTTTAGGTGGTTGCTTATATATAAAAAATAAGCTTTTTCAGATAACTGGAGAACGTATTGATGCTAACGATATAGTATCAATAGAAGTCGCAAACGAAGATAGTGTGAAGAAGGTTGGTGGAGCATTGGGCTGGGGAGTTGCAGGTGCGGTGTTAATGGGGCCACTTGGCGCTGTAGCTGGCTTAATACTTGGTGGCAATAAAAAGGAAGTTACTTTTGTCGCTGAATTATCTAATAATCGAAAACTAATGGCCACATTGCCTTCAAAAGATTACATATCCTTGGTTTCTAAAGTAAAAATTAAGGATGATTTTATAAATGGTGGCGCTATAGAACGCCAAAATAATAACGAGCACCCAGCAGAAGATTCTATACTTGATCCGCTCTTTGAAGATGTTATATGTCTCTCATCAAAAACAAAGGAAATAACGGACTCTTTATTAATGGCTGAATTTAACATTAGTCAGGATAGAGCTGAAATTTTAGGCAAGCAACTTCAAGCGCAATATTTGCTGTCTGAGCCAGATAAAAATGGGGTCAGAAGGTTTTTGATATAAAGATGTGACACATTATAACCCTGCCAACTGGCGGGGTTTTTTATTTTAGCTAAAGGCTCGCACATTTGTGTGGGCTTTCTTTTTTTAAAGAGGTCAGATATGGCAGAAAGTCAAAATGTCGGCGGCATTCATTATGATGTTGCCATGGACGTAAAACCAATGCTATCAGGCGAGCGTCAAGTTGGTTCAAGTCTAGATAGGATGGAAGGAAACTTTAATAAAGCATCTAAGTCGATTGACGGTGCTGAAAAATCTATGTTGTCATTTTCCAAGGCTGCCTTAGCGGTCTCATCTGCTATCAGCGTAGGTGCTGTGGTTAATATGGTAGATCAGTGGGGACAGGTTGCTGCGAGAATTAAAATGGCCCTTAAATCTGTTGAGGGCGATATTGAGAAATACGGTGCTATCCAAGATCGCTTTCTTGAAATAAGTAACCGTAATGGTAAGGCTATTGAAGACACGCAGCTATTGTATGTTGGTGCTGCCACATCAATGCAGGAATTAGGCTATAGCACTGAGCAAACAATTGATTACATTGAATCTCTATCATCGTCATTAACAGCTAATGCAGCTAGTGCCAATGAAACTCAATCGATGATCAACGCGCTAAACAAATCGATGGTATCGGGCAAGGTCGCTGGTGAAAACTGGAACTCAATAATGAACGCCACTCCAACATTGATTGGGGATATTGCCAAGCAGCTATCTATCATGCGTGGCGGCGTAAAGATCACAGAGCAAGATGTTAAGAAGCTTGCAGCCGATGGGAAAATTTCTTTTCAGTTATTTGCCGATGCAGTTATCAGATCAAAAGAGGCCAATAATGCAATGGCTGATAGCATGGATAACACGGTTGCTGATGGATTCACTAAATTGACCAATTCCGCTAAAGCTTATTTTGGTGAGCTAAACCAAGGCCTAGGAATAACAAGAAACATATCTGCTGGATTCGCTGTTTTATCTGAAAACTTCGATAAGGTTGCGGCTGCGGCTGTAATTGCGACTTCAGTTATCGGAGCAAGATATGTTGGAGCATTGTCATCATCAATAAAAGTGAAGATTGCTGATGCCGCCGCATCTGCCAAGCAAGTGTTATCAACTAGAAATGCTGCGCTAGCTGTACGTGAGGAAACGCAGGCAATTATTAATAACCTAGCAGCTGAGAAAGCAAAGATTGCAGCGCAAAATCAATGGATGGCATCTCAATCTGTTATTAATAAACAGATGGGTCTGAATGTAAGCTACCAAAAAGAATATCAGGCTAATGCTAAGAGAATCTCAGCAATAGATACGCAAATGGCCGCAGCTAAAACACAGTTAGCGGTCGCAACTAATCAGGCATCAATCGCCAATAGGGTTTTTGCAGCTAGCGCGAATATGTTACGTGGAGGATTGGCGCTAATTGGTGGGCCTATGGGTGCCGCCATGTTAGCAGCTGGCGCTATATTTTACTTCTATCAAAAAAGTCAAGAAGCCAAGCAAGAAGCATTAGCTTTCGCTGATTCTATTGAAGAATTAAAAAACAAGATGAAAGAAATGTCCGATGTTGCTCTGATGGGTAATATCGCAGAAGCAAGCAAGTCTATTGATGTGCAGAAAGAATCCATCAAAGACCTTCAGGGCGAATTGGAAGTTTTACAAAGCAATTACAGCTTTACCGCAAATAAAACCGCAGAGTTCCAGGGCAGATCAGAAAACCTTGTGAAAATACAGCGTGATATAGCCATAAAGACAAAGGAGATAGAAGAGGCTCAGAATAAACTAGCTAAAACAACTAAGTATGTTTCTGACGCCACAGGGGAACTGGCTGATAGAAATAAGGATTTATATGATGCAATGAATAGCGCATCAGGAATGGCTGGTAAAATGGGTGCGGCCATTGGAGCATTACAGCAGAGAATTAAAGCTGCTGCTGATGAGAAAAATCGCCTTAATAATAAAATGAAAGAAAGTCCGGAGACGGATGATGGCAAGAAGTATATTCAAAACTTGAAAGATCAGAATGAATTACTAAATATCCAAGATAAGAAAAAGAGGGCGATAAAAAAAGCTGAAATTGAGGCTGGTAAGATCACAGAAAATACAGGTCAAATTGATGCAGCTAAAAAACTCGCGGAGGAAAATTACAATTTACTTGAAGCTGAAAGAGAGCGAGAAAAGCAATCTAAGTCTTCCACCAAAACATCAGATGATGCTACCAAATCCCTAAAACGCCAATTAGATGAAATCGAACGCCTGAATAAAGGTTACGAAGAAGGATCTAAGCAATTAGCGCAATATGACGCTAGTAAGGCGTTAGGTGATAAGGCAAGTCCTAAACAAATAGCAGAAGCCGAGCGTTTAGCGGGTGAATTGTACGATATTCAGCAACGACTAACGGACAAACGAGCGGCGCTAGAAGCTAATGTTATCGCCAAAGCTGAAAAACTGAAAACTGATGAATTAGCACAGATAGAAAGGCAACTGAAGGCGGGTGATATTTCCTTCGAGGAATCACAGCGCCGTAGGTTAGAAATCGCATCTGAATACGCCACTAAAATTGCAGAGGCCACAGCCAATAACATCATCACGCCAGTAGCAGAAAACCGCGCCAAGTTTGACCCAATCCAAGCATTAGCCAATGAAAACACGCGTAAGCTCGCAATGATGAAAGAGTATTACGATCAAGAGCAGAAGCTTCTCAGTGATTCATACGCAACTCAGCAAATAACCCATGAGCAATTTACAGCCGCTAAATCTGCAACAGATATGCAATATCACATGTTGCTCACAGCAATGGATAAGCAGTATCAGGAGCAGCAAACAGCGGCACAATGGGAGTTGATGCGTAATCAGTCATTAAGTTATGAAATGATGGCTTCAGCGGTTGATTCTTTCGCTGGCAATGCTTCAAACGTTATTACTGGGTTAATGACAGGCACTATGTCGGCGGCTGATGCTATGCGATCACTGGGTAACACAATGCTAAACAGTGTCGTTAACTCGCTTGTTCAGGTTGGCGTTGAGATGCTGAAAAACTTCATCATTGGTCAGACTATAGGTAATGCTGCCGCTGGCGCATCCGCTGCTCAAGCAACGCTAGTCGCTACCGCATGGGCTCCTGCTGCTGCTTTATCATCACTAGCAACAATGGGCGCAAATGCGGCTGCTGCTAACTCTGCCATTGTTGGTACCGTTGGTGTTGCTAAGGGCATGGCTATTGCTGGCGCAAGATACAACGGTGGTCCAGTAGGTGCGGGGCAGATGTATCAAGTCGGCGAGCATGGCAAACCTGAAATCTTCAAAGCCAGCACCGGAAAGCAATACATGATCCCCGGCGATAATGGGCGAGTGATTTCGAATAAGGATATGCAGGGGGGCGGCAAAGGGTTAAATGTGAATGTTGTATTTAATGACTATTCGTCAGGGGGGCATCAGTTCGAGGCTCAGGCATCGCAAAACGGCGACACTCTAACCGTTCAGGCATTCTTAACAGATATGCATGAAAAGGGCCCTATGCACCGCTCGATAACTCAAAACACCACAGCAACTACCAGACTGTAAAGGCTCTCTATGGAAATAATCGATTACCCTGAATGGTTCCCGTTACCACAAAAAGCGGATAAGAACATGACGTTTGATACTGGGTTTCGAACGGATCAGCCGCAAGTTGGTGCTCCGATATTCCAGAAGCTAACGGATGACATTAAAACGGTTTGGAATGTTAAGTGGATATTCCAGCTAGGTGAGGAAAGGGCTTTTCAGCAATGGTTGAGAAGCCCTAATTATTTGGACAACTGCACTAAGTGGTTCAGGATGCCGATTAATCTTGGCGGTTCTGGGATGCAACCGCAGGAGCTTCACTTTGTTAGCTACCCTGTGCAAACGTCGATTAATGGCAGTGTGGTTACTTGGACGGGATCTGTTATCTGTCGTAAGTTATTTAACGAAGATGACGAGTTTGGCGATTTAATTGTTGAGATACCGCCGAGAGATTGGGGCTTGCTCGATATCGTCGTCACCGAGCGCCTACCACGGTGTAAGGGGGGCGAATGAAGCTAAGAGAGCACAGAGCGCAACGACCGATGCGAACATTCTACGAAACTATCCAGTTCTATCACCCATCATTCGGAAATATTCATTTAGTCAGCTTGCAGATAGAGCCTAAGGTATTGGGCGGTGTTGAGTACCAGCCGTGTAACTTTGAACTCGCTGAAAGCCAGCAGAGCAAAACGCCGATTATTGATGCTTCGGTTAAGTTTAGTCGAGTCGCACAGGACTTTAAGCAGCAACTGAAATTATGGCGTTCAAGCACTCGAATGAAGCCGATTATCGCAACATTCAGGCTATTTGATTCCGCTGATAAAGATAACCCGATAAGCGAATGGTCGCTGTACGTGAAAGACTGCTCACTTGATGCCGAGTCCGTCACTGTCACGCTGTCGATGAATAACCCGCTGAATAAGAACGTCGGTCAAATATATACGATGGAAGAATTCACAGGCTTGGAGACGGTTTAATGACGAAATTAGAGTTTATAAATCTAATGATAGGCAAGCCATGGAAGAATCGTGCGTGTACGTTTGATGCGTGTGATTGTTGGGGTCTTGTCGTGTTGTATTTTAGGTATGTACTAGGTACGGAAATTCATCACGATGCCGGTTACGAATCGGACCATGATTTTGTAACCTGCTATGAGAATGAAGTCGAATTTTGGCAGCGCACAGAGCACCCAGTAGATGACGGGATATTCATTGGTTATCTAGGCTCTCAGCCAGCGCACATAGGCTTAATTATCGACGGTAAGGCATTTCATAGTCGAGGCGAGAATGGGGCTGTGCGTATGGATAGGCTCATTGTGCTTGAGAAGAAATTCACGAAATTGGAGTTTATGAAATATGCCGATAGTTGAAATTCAGCGAGTAGCGGGAACACCTAAAGAAAGAGTCGATTTAACAGTCGGCTCTTTTTTTTATAGCGATTTTCTAGTGCATCAGCAGTTGCATACCGATGCGATGATTATCGTTAACGGTCGAGAGCTGCGAGACGATGATGAGTTAGATTTCGAGATAGTACCGACTCACTTTATTCAAGTGTTCGACCAACCAAAGAGCGTTATCGGCGATATCCTGAATCCAGTGTTTAACTTGGTCACGAAAGTATTCTCTTTTCTTGCACCGAAAACGCCGTCATTTTCTGCGGCTGAGTCGAATGTTAAAGATAGTCCAAATAATCGACTCACAGGACAAACAAACGTTGCGCGAGCATATCAAGCAAGGCCAGAGATTCATGGCCAAGTAAGGGCATTCCCTGACCTTATCCAGCAATCCATGTTTGAGTATAGCAATAACCTTAAGACAGTAATCGAGTGGTTAAACATCGGTATTGGCGAGTATAAAACGGAAAGTATCCGATTTGCCGAATCTGATTTTACAGCGATGGCAGGTGCGAGCTATAAGATATATAAGCCAAAAGAGGTTATCCCATTAATTAATGAAGGTTTTGAGTTCCCTGATATCGACGGTCAAGAATTGCCGGGTCCCAATGAAAGTAAAGATATCCCGCAGCAAACAGCAACAGCAAACGAGGTTGTGTCTGGTGAGATAAAGGGCGGTGAAGCGGCGATTAAAATCGTTAAGCAAGATGAGTTTGAATACTTTTATGAGCTAACAAAACCGCGCTCTATCTCAATGACAGTTAATGTTAGTTACGACACACCTCAAGGCACGGTAAATACTGATGTAAAAATAGATGCTCAGTTAACGGGTGCAAATGTTAGTGATGACGGTTCGTTAATAAACCCAGTCGAGTATTACGAATTTTTCTTCGGCAATCTCTCTGGCTCAGCTCTAGCAAAGTTACCATCAAATGCGGTCGTAAATACGACGAAGTTCATTCTGTATGACAATCAGTTTTTAACAGTTGGTCCATTCTTTTCGCCTGTCGATGGTGACCAGATGTGGATCCACTTACAAGCGCAATTAGGCGGTGGCGATAACTGCAATGCAACCGTAGAAATCTGGAAGATAAACACGGATAACGAGGAAATAGCGGGCACTCGTCAAAGCTTCAATACTGCACTGAGCGCTAACAATGGTGCGCGAGTTTATTACAAAACTGACAAGGTTACACTTAACTCAGGACGTGGGCGTTACGCTGTGCAACTCACTCGGCGCAATAACAGCAGTGACCAAAGCGTGATGAAGATAGAAAATGCTCACATTGTCAGAGTTCGTGAGAATGTCGTTTTTGATAATGACACAATTGTAAATGTGTCAGTGAGAGCAACGGAAGCGCCCACAGGAGCTAGAGAGCGCAAATATAATCTATTGGCCACGCGCATGGTTATTTCGTATGACCGAGTATCAAAGCAAGTTGACTATACGCTCAGGCCATCGCGAAGTTTTGCTGATGCAGTTCTGCACACTTGGCTGATTACCGCAGGAGAAAGTGAGAGAAATATCGACATCGACGGCCTCTATCGAATTTACGATAGTTTGCCAGATGAACGTCTAGGATATTTTGATTTCACCTTTGACGATGAGGATATCTCATTAGGGCAGCGCATAGAAACTATCTGCAATGCCGCCCGAGTGACTGCCTATTTCGATAATGCGGTACTTACATTCTCCCGAGAGCAATCCAGCGAATTCCCGATGACTACATTCAATCGTTCAAACATCACTGGTAACGACATGAAGATATCGTATGACATGTCGATGCCGAGCGGATATGACGGAATTGAATTGGAATATGTCGAACCGGTTCGCAATAAGAAAGACTACATCCGCTTTCGAGTTGATGAAAACGGTATCACGGAAGGGCTATCGCGAACGCCAAACAAGATAGTTTTACAAGGCTGTAGAAATCGCTACCAAGCACTAGATAGGGCGTTATTAGAAGCTAATCGGCTCATTCACCAACGGACAAGTATCAGCCTTACAACGCTTGCAGACGGTGGCAATGTGTACCCATCTGACATGGTGCTGATAGCGGATACATACGATTCAAATCAGCAAGCAGGTTATATCACCGAGCGAAACGGAGAGGTATTCACAACCAGTGAAAAAATTGAATTCGATGAAGAAATGTGGGTATATCTCACAGATTCAATGGGCTACACAACGCAGAAGTTTAAAGCGGAGCCTAGGCAAGATACAGAATTCGGCTTTACCGCAAGCGTACCAGAGGATATCGAACTCAATTTCTACGATGGATATAACAAGCAAGTTTCATCACGCTACATCATCGCTACTTCAGATGAATTAGAAATGACTAAGTGGGTCATCACAGATAAGCGCCCGATGGGTGGTGAGCGCTACACAATAACCGCAACTGAATACTTCGACGCGAAAGCCGACTATAACGCATAGCAGCAATCATTAACCAACAAGCCAGCCATTAGAGCTGGCTTTTTTATTGGAAAAAATACGCATGAGAGAAGTTAAACCAACACAAAAGCCAGTTCCAAGTAGTGATATCAAAGACCTTTTCTTTAACTCAGGATTAGTGGATATATGGACTACATCATTAGAGCATAAGTACATTGACCGCTTTGGAAATTGCCACCTTACAGCGGCTGGTATGGAGTGGATTTTTAACGAGCTAGTCACCAAGTTTAAAATTGAGTCAGAACAAGCCCTATTAGCTGCTGGTTATGCGCCAATGGGTACATTCCAAGAAGGCGCTGAAGTGATAAGCCGAAATGGAATTGTGTTATGGAAATCTCCTGATGGTGATGGTGATTATTACCGATGGGATGGTGATTTACCGAAAGTGGTACCAGCAAACTCAACTCCATCATCAACAGGTGGTATTGGTAAAGGGGCGTGGTTAAGCGTTGGCGGTGCTAGTTTTAAATGGGTAGCTGATGATATTCAATCAGTGGTTTCGATGCAGCCTTTTTCCGGTAATTCAATGAAGATTACTTCGCGAGGCTATGCATTATTTAAGGTCAGGAGTGGAACCACCAAGTACCCATTAATCAACCCACAAATTAGTGTCAATACGTATCTAGAATTACAGGCGGAAAACGGTGAAATCACGACAACAGGCGCAGGAGCTACAGACTACGACGACACGTTTATACTAGATCAAGTCATGAAGCATGGTAAAGAAATTAATGCGACGGTGAAAATTGATTGCAAGATGACAATGAGAACGCCGCTTGACGAACACACATATATTCGACTTCCGACTGATTTCACTATTTATAACGCAAACCCTCGTGTAAACAGAATTTCATTGCGCCCTCAATCTGGCTCTGTGCGCGATGCGGCATTGTGCTTAGAGTCATTCAAAGGGTTGCAAGGTGCTGAGCCTGAGATGTGTTCAGGGACAGTTTGTACCGATGTATACCTTACAATGGACGGCACTGATGGAGGGGAAATTAAAGTTGGTCATTGTCTTATCGGTGGGATGTTCAGAACTGTATTTACACGTCCCTATGCATCAGGTTTTACGCGTCATAATATTTTGATTTGCCGAACATGGTACTCAACCTATAATGGGCTGTTTGGACGAGCAGGAAAAGGTAGCGGTGTGACTATCGGTAAGCACCCTGATGTAAACCAATCATGGGTTGGTGCTGTCAATGGAATATACATAGATGAAGCTTGGGGTCATACAAACGGACAAGCGGAAACGTGGGTTGAAGATACTAATGAAGATATCGGGTACGGGGTTGGAATTTACGGTGAAATGTTCTCTGTCCATATCGGGAAAGTTATAGGTGAGCTAAACAAAGGATCTGGATTTCAGAATAAAATGAAATACGGAAGCTTAAAGATAGACAGTATGTATCTTGAGGCTAATACAGGAATAGACTATTACTGTGCAGTTACTAACTCTGCTGGTATTTCATGGCAGACGCCAGATGTATTCCTATCTCAGCGTGGGAAAGTTAAAGTTAAGCCAGACAATAATACATCAGCATCACTAATCGGCTTCCCATTCTCTATTGATTCATCGAATACATTTGATTTTACAGGTGTGAGTGGTAGTCGAGTTAGGCTATCAAAAGAATCGGCGTATGCAGCAAAAAGAGCTATCGCTAAGACGTTATCTGAGAATTTCAGCGTGATGGCATCCACTGATAGCTCATTGAATACATTTAGTGTGCAGTGCAGGGGATTAAATCCAGTGCAGTCTCTTGAGTTTGCAAACAACTGTGAATTGGTTTTTATACCCTATGTAACAACAACATCCTCAGGGTCGTATGTGTTCCAGATAACCCGTAACGGTGCAGATCAAGGTACTTCGATTTCCAAGAGCGGACCATTTAAAGCATATGAGTCAGTTGTGCTAACATCATGGTCAGGTTCATACAATGCACTTTATTCATTTAAAGTTATTCAAGAATATAATCAGCAATGTGCTGGAATGTTTGTTCTTAGAGCAAGACACCTATAGACAAATCACTGTGACGAGCTGTGTAGAAATTGTGACACAAAAATGAGAGGGGCAGTGATGGGACGTGGTTGGGACGTTCAAGTTTAAATATGATTGAACGACTTTAAACAACTTTGAATTACTTTATCTTCTTTGTAGCTTGTGAACACTGAAAGAGACTGTAATTAACTGATTATAAAGTATTAATTCTACGCTCTTCTAAGCCGTAGGTCACAGGTTCGAATCCTGTAGGGCGTACCATTTCGAAGTCAATGGACATCAATCGATGTCTTTTTTTATGCCTAAAATTCAGTGGATTAGCTGGTTTTTACCTTATAGTCTTCCCAAGTAGCCCTCATGAATACCTACAAACTATTTTTCTATCAGATTAACTTTCTTATAAATGTACTAAGCTCGACCAGTTTGATAGAAATCGATTCTGATAATACGATATGGGCGTTTCATTTAAATAGGAATTGATAGATGAAATTAAGTACTCAGACCGCGGATCAAAAATACGTACCTCTCATGTAGTTTCTTTAAAATCGAAAAATCATTGTGATAGTAAAGCAGACTTATCCATTTGGCGGTAATAATGAACCGATCTTTATCGGGAGCCATAGATCCAGAAACTAATAAGTGAAAACATAAGGTTATGTTTACATTCGATAACAGTTTATTGATAACCAATCCTATTTTTATAAGCCAGAGAGTTAAAATACCTGAAAATTGCCTTCTCTTACAAAACAGTAATCTTAGATGAAGTAGCTTTGGTGTATTCAATGTCACATTTCGCACATTTATTCGATGAACTCTTGAAAATATTGCCAATAACAAGTGATTGCTTGGCAGTAATTTCAAGGTGATTTTGGATAAGATCACTAGAATGAAAGGGTAGGGGTATTTACGGTAAATGGAATATCGCGACAT